CAGCCCATCAAGCGGGTATTGCAACGGCCAATACCCATTTGGCAGTGGCCGGGACTGCCATTAAGCAGAACCATGATGGGCTTACGGCGGCAAATACAGACATCGCAACAGTCAAGGGGCGTCTTGACGGTCAGCAGCAGTTCGATCAGTTAGCCGGCGTGACGCTGGAAGCGAACCGTCGGAAGCTGGATGAGTTAAATGCGCGTGTTAACACTTCCGATAGTAAGATTGATTATTTGCAAGAATGGCAAGGTATGGCGAATAATCGTATTAACGACTTAGAGAGAGCGACGACAGAAAATAGAAAGGTATCATCTAGAGGTATTGCTGGTGTAGCCGCGATGACTAATATTCCTACGCCTATGGATGGTGGTTTCGCTCTTGGTATCGGATACGGTTATTATGATAACCAAAATGCATTTGCGGTTGGAGCATCTAAATACTTTGAGTCTGGCGTTGCGATTAAAGGCGGTGTTTCCTTAACAGGTAAATATGCCGTCGTTGGGGCCGGTGCAAGCTATAGCTTTAAATAAAACCATAGGGCTACTGTGATGTAGCCCTTTTCATCCTTTCAATAAGTGATGCCGCCCGCTCGGTGATGGCAGCCTCGTGCCCGGCAGGCTCCGGGGTTTCGGATCTTGCACTGCTGGGCCAGCGTACGGGGACCCCAGTGGTTGGCGCGCTAGCGCTGCTCTCTGAAACGTCCCGGTGCATGCTTGAGCGGCGGTAGGTGTGTCACCGCCAGCAGTTCGCCCGTGATGCGGCTGGCGCGGTAGGTGCGGCCATCCTCCAGGCGGACCACGTAGCCGCGCGCCAACAGGTCGAGCTATCTGGGGCATATTAACCGGCTGCACGTTTTACCCTCTCTCTATTTACCCTCTCTCTATCTGCGCCGCACTGCCGATCGCAAGACGGTTATCGTGCAGGGTAGCATCAACGATCTCACTTATACCGGCGGACTGGGTGACCCACTGAAGGCGCGCGAGGCGTACTACCGTGATGAGGTGATCCCGCTGCACCGCCTGATTATGGAGGGGGTCAATGCCGATCCCGATATCGGGGGGCTTGGGCGGGTGACGTTCAGCCTGACGTTTGATGATGATGCCCAGATAGCACAGTGAATCGCGACCTGGTTAAAAAAACGGGTGAAATTTCACCGTAATAGCCATGGTGTGCGGGGATGGAGATGCGCAGACAAAAATCAAATGTCGCTGCTGCGGGGCGCCGGCGATTATCCAAAAGACGGTCTGGAAGACCGACAACTATGATTTTGCCGATGCCTACTACCGCTGTACGCGCCTGGAGTGTGGCCATACCTAGGTGATGAACCTGACCTATTCCCATACCCTGGTGCCGAGCGGGCTGCAAAGCGGTGTCCTAAAGCTGCTGTTCGAGCGGCTAGGGCCAGAGGAAAAGCAGATGGCGCTGGAGCTGCTGCAGAGGGGGTAGAATATTTTCATAAAGCCATTAATTTTAATTGTGCATCAGTATTATAAATTAGTTTAATTATATTAATTTGTAAAGTAATCCATATGACATTTGGACTGCCTCACTTATCTCATCTCCCTATCTTGAAATCAAAAAAAATATGTGCTATCTAATTTCTATTCTGCCATGCTAATTTAGAAAGCAGGTTAATTACATCGGAGTTTTATTGATGATGCCCAGAGAGTTTTTGGCGTTTATGAGGCGTAAGGTTGAAATTCAATAAATTAAGTTATCACACTAGTGACTCTAGTTTGCGTCTACAACACTATTTTTCCTCATACAAATAAAAGAAGTGTATTATATGACTATTCAGTGCATCAAGGTTGGCAATGTATCCGAAATTATTGAGCTATTGCCTAACTCTAGCGAGCAGGCTGGTTCCAATCCTTTTATCCTATCGGCGAACTGTGCATGGGGAGAACAAAACACAGAAATATCAGTTGAGAAATTGCGCCAAAACATCGAACCTTGGCTAACAGCTCTCTTTCAATCTGAACATTTAAATTTATTGATTGGTGCGGGGTTAAGCACATCTATTCAAATGTCGGCTACAGATTCAACTCCCGCTGGAATGGGATGGATTAGTGATCTAGCAGTATGTCAGAAAGAAATAGACACATTTTCTACCCAGGCAGCCTTTGCTGCAGGTCGCAGCAAAGGAAATATAGAAGATCAAATTAGAACTATTAATGAACTTATTAAAGGATTCGAAATTCTGACAGTGTTGAATACCCCTCTGCCTGCAAATCCTCCATCTCCTTATGTTGCTTATAGAGATCTAAAAGCTGAGTTGGATATACTCAAAGGGGAGCTTTCTAGATGCTTGGGTGAGTTTTCAAAATCTGTAAGTAACGGAGAGTATTTGATTAAAACTGCTGATCCAATGCGAAAAGAGGAAACTTTCAATTATCTAGTGAGTTTCTTGATGAGTTTTGCTAGTAGAACCGCTACTCGTGATAGGTTACATATTTTCACAACAAACTATGACCGTATTATCGAAGTAGGTGCTGAGCTTGCTGGTTTGAGACTTATAGATCGCTTTGTGGGAAGTATTGCTCCAGTGTTTCGATCTTCAAGATTAGAAGTTGATTATCATTATAATCCTCCAGGAATCCGTGGCGAACCAAGATATTTAGAGGGAGTGGCACGTTTTACTAAGCTCCATGGTTCCCTTGATTGGCATGAACAGAATAATGCGATTAGGCGCTTTGGTTTACCTTTTGGAGCACGCTCTGTTGAGCCGTTTCTAGAAGCCGAAGGTCATCAAAGCAATAGCTATGAAAAACTGATGATTTACCCTAATTCAGTAAAAGACAGAGAAACTGCCGAGTACCCTTATGTTGAGCTATTTCGAGATCTAGCAGCAGCAACTAGTCGTCCAAACAGCACATTAGTTACCTATGGCTATAGCTTTGGTGATGAGCATATCAACAGGGTAATTGAAGACATGCTTACAGTACCTTCGACTCATATAGTCATAATTGCCTTCGGAGATCCACTTCAAAGAATTATGAGTTTCATTAGTAAGAGTGGAAGAAAAGCACAGATTACTTTGCTAATGGGAGATCATTTAGGAGACCTAAAAATTTTAGTTGATAACTATTTGCCTAAACCAGCCATTGATAAAGCATCAATAAAGATGGCTGAATTGCTCAAGCAAAGAGGATTTATCCAGTCTAAGGAATTAGGTAGTTCAACAGGAACCGAGGCATGACAATGAGTTATTTACCAATAGAAATATTAGAACAATTAAGAATTGGAACCGTTGCATTTGTATCACCTAATGAAATTAGAGTTTCTTTAGAGACTGACTCCCCTGATTCAGTATCACTTCAAGGTGGCTCACCTCGTAATTTCCCCAGAATAAATAGCTATGTACTGATCAGTAGTGATGATGGCTTTCTCGTCGGACAGGTTGAATGGATTGCTGTAGAGAACTCTCCATACCCTAAAAGAAGAGGCTTGCAAGATTTTGGCTTGATAGATCTTCCTTTTCCACTTAAAAAACTCAGTATCAATCCCATTGGTACATTGAGAGTCGATAGAAAAAAAGAAGGTTTCAAGTTCACAAGAGGGACAGATGTTTTTCCATCAGTTGGTGACTCTGTGCTCCTACCTACTGACCGGCAATTACGATCAATAATCGAATCAGGTGACAATAGGAGAGTGAAAATAGGGGATAGTCCCCTGGCTAACAATGCGGAGATAAAAGTGGATCCTGATAGACTTTTTGGACGACATATCGCTGTTTTAGGCAATACAGGCAGTGGTAAATCATGCTCGGTGGCGGGTTTAATTCAATGGTCTTTAGATGCTGTTTTACAACAGGAAAAAACTCCAAATGCTCGATTCATAATACTTGATCCAAATGGGGAGTACAGTAGAGCATTCGGGCCAGAATCAAAATACAAGGGTAAGCTATTACGTGTAGAAGCTCATACTAGTAACGGAGAGATAGATCTTAAAGTGCCATCATGGTTATGGAATAGTTCTGAGTGGGCTGCTTTCACTCAAGCAAGTTCAAAAGTTCAACTTCCTTTACTACGTCGAACTTTGAGGGCGATGAGAAATGAAATTTTGTCAGAAGATGACGTGACAATCCAAGTGAAACACTTCTGTGGCATTCTTCTCATATCCATAAGGGGCTTGGCAAGCCAAGGCGATATATATGTAAATGGAGGCCATGCCAAAGGTTTTTTTGATACATTAACATCTTGGAATAATAGCCTCTCCACATTAAGAGAAAAAATTGGCAATAGTCATCTCGATGACCTAATAAGTACGATAAGTATGTATCTCTCTACTCGCTCAGGAGCGACGTGGCCTGCAAAACCTCAAATTTCCGAAACTGATCAGCTAATTGATAAATTAAAAGTTGCATATGCAGCGTTTGGGGGTGATGAACAAGAGCTTCTTCCAAAAAGTGAAGATGCTCCTATTCGTTTTAAAGGTGATGATTTTATCGCATACCTTGAAGCTCTGGCTCAAGAAACAGGTACAGAGCAATTCGTGGAATTTCTTTTGACTCGAATTCGAACAATGCTAGGTGATACTCGTATAAGTGCAGTAACAGATGACTCGAAAGATCCTATTACTTTAACTGATTGGTTAGACACTTTTCTCGGTAAAAATGGACAAAGCTCTATAACCGTTATCGACTTATCACTAGTTCCAAATGAAATAATACATTTGGTAACTGCTGTAATTTCCAGAGTGACTTTTGAAGCACTACAACGTTATCGAAGGATAAATGGAAAACCACTACCAACAGTTATGGTTGCAGAGGAGGCTCATACATTTATCAAACGCTACAAAGAAGATGGTGAGGGGCAGTCAGTCTCTGACATATGCTGTAAAGTGTTTGAGAAGATTGCTCGTGAAGGGAGAAAATTTGGGTTAGGTCTTGTGGTTTCTTCCCAAAGACCCTCAGAGCTATCTCCGACTGTGTTATCTCAATGTAATACTTTTTTGTTGCATAGGATTAGTAATGATAAAGATCAAGAGCAAGTCCATAGACTTGTTCCCGATAATATGAGGGGGTTATTGAGGGAGTTGCCATCACTACCATCTCGGCATGCTATTTTACTAGGATGGGCTTCTGAACTTCCAGTTTTAGTTAGAATGAAAGAGCTTGCTGAAAAACAAAGACCTCAGTCTGACGATCCTGATTTTTGGAGCGTGTGGTCTAACACTACAGAAGAGCCTCGTGAAGTTAATTGGCAAGCGATAGCTGATGATTGGCAAACTTGAGGAGCTTAGCTAATTTGTAGTGGTGCTACAAGTAGTGGTTCATATCTGACATGGCTGTTTAGGTGGGCTGCTCCCTTCTAATTGATGCTGTGTGGCATTACAAACGTCTGCTTTTGGCACAGAGCGGACAGTCAGATTAGGTCTGGCTCTGTGCTAGAATTGTGTCAGTTAAAATCTGAGCTAATACACTTTTTGATTGCTTTTTTCCTTGGCGTACTGGCGTGGTTTCACTTGCCTCCCCATGACCTCCCATCATTTCAGCATCGGGCTACGTCACATATAAGCAAGCATCACGATCTAGCTACAGCTTACCTTGGTTCCCTTTGAGAGTGTCAGCCAGGCACTTGACACGCTGGGTTAGGGATGATGATTAACATAGTCTCTCTCCTGTTGCCTGTGCTGTTATCACGCACTCTCATTTCTTTGCGCCGCTTTTTTCAATCTGGAGACGAATGACGTCACTTGATCGCAGTTCTTACTGTTGGCTGCATCGCCTCCTTCATTGTTCAACTCGCAAGGCGCAATAGTGGATTTTTTCTGCAGTTCTGCCTGCTTGACTTTCCATTGCTCGATGCACTGCTGAGCCAGCGTGCGGGGATCCCGGCGGTTGGCGCGCCAGCGCTGTTCTCTGATACGCCCCGGTATACGCTTGAGCGGTGGCGGGTGTGTCACCGGCAGCAGTTCGCCCGTGATGCGGCTGGCGCGGTAGGTGCGGCCATCCTCCAGGCGGACCACGCATCCGCGCGCTAGTAAGTCGATCTCCTCCGGAGTGATCTCCAGCTGCGCCGCCGGAATACGTTGCTGGATACGGGCCCGCCGCTCGGCGACGTTGCCGCCGTCGGCAGGGATCGCAGGCATCCGGCGAGAGGGGGTGCTCTCGCGCCATAGCATTTCTGTGCGGAGCCGACGGCTGGCAGATTCGGTCAGAGCCTCAATGAAGCGTTGTGTTTCTCGGGCATCGGCCTGTTCCTGGGTTTCATCTGCCCGGCGCACGCCGTTGGCCGGCGAGGGTAGATCGCCACGTCCGATAAGATCGGCCAGGTCGAAAAGACGCAGACCAAGCTCGGTGCCGTTAGCGGGGGTAGGGGGTGGCATCTGGCGCAGCTGCGCCAGGGTGGGGTAATGGTACGCCGTGTGCTCGATGGTCAGCTGCTCGGGGATGCCGGATGGCGGTATTTTCCCACACGCCGTTGCCATATTTTGGTGCAGAGTACAGTTATTGACACGAGTCCTAGCGGGCGCGGACGCGCCCGTAAGGTCAAAACCCACGTCAACCCCCTGATTGGCGCCGGCCCGCTCAGGTGTCTTCCTCCTGACGATGCACCAGCTGCGCGTGCGCGTCTCGACCGGCGAGATGTTGAATGCCTGCTGGAGATAGACCCCCTTGATGACGTTTGCGTATTCGCCGTACTGGTTCGGCTCGCTCTTCTCCTGGTAGTAGATGCGTAGCTTGAGATCACGGCGGGCGGCGAAGGGCCCGCCCTGCAGTATGACGTACTGTTGCCAGTCGCCGGTATCGGCAGCCTTGTGCAGCTCACCCATGATGGGACTGATGCCGTCGGCCAGCGCCTGATTGTGCAGGCGGCGTAGCTCACGCCAGACGGACACAGGCGCCCCGCCGAGAAACTGAAACTGTTTGATACCCCACAGCGAGGCCCAGGCGGTGGCGTGCCGGGCGGTCAGCTTGCAGGGCTTATTGCCCTCATCGCTAACTTCACCGTCCAGTGCATAGCCGTCGATATTTTTAGAGATATATTTGACGATATAGCCCGTCGCCGTGCCGTATTCCGACTCGATGGGTTTCATTGAAAATCGCGGGTGTTCGCCGTGCCTGGTCTGCAGCTCGTCGGCATCCTCGCGCACGGCATACTGGCGCATGATGTCGCTCAACGCATCGGCCTGCCCTGGGGTGACGAAGAGCAGGCCATGCCAGTGCGGCGTGCCGTCGTGGTGTGGCTCGACCACGCGTACGCCAAAGTAGCGGATTTCTTCCCTGCTCAGCGCCGTTCGGATCTGTGACCACAGACGGGTGAAATATTTCTGGGTTTGCGCCGGCGTTGGCTGGCCACCGCGCAACCATTTTGGGTTACGGTGGCCTTGGTGGTTGCGGGCGTGATATTTGGAAGGGGCGGTCAGGGTGAAGAACATCCCAACGTAGCCCGCGTCTTTAGCTATACGCTCAAAGCCGCCGATGCGCGTCATCAGCTCCGTACGGCGTAACTCCGGGTTAGAGACGCTTTTATTGATCTGCTCCATCAGGGAAATACGCTCGCCGGTATCCTGATCTTCCAACTCCAACCGCTCAAGAATGGCGCGGGTGCGCTGGCGCCGGTTCTCCCAGGCGGAAACCCAGTGTGCGCTGCAAAACAGCGACTGATTGCGGGAGACGTCGCCGTAGGCTATCTGCAGGTGCTCGCGCCAGCGGCGGGCCACCTTGCGCAGCCGGGTGTGCCACCACTTGATATCGCGCATACGGTTGATGGCGACGACCGTCTCCACCAAGTCGGACTGTCGTGTAACGGGCTGCTGCTTAAAGTGCTTCACGATGGCGGCCGTCTCGGCATAAAGCAGCTGCGCCTGATGGTCAGTATCCAGGGCGTCGGCGGCCTCACTGAGATCGGCCAACTGGCCATGGAGGTAAATAGCGATATCCTGCGCCAATAGCTCGATCTCTTCATCGGCCATGCTGGGCAGAGTGTTGTAACGCTCGGACAGTGACTGCATATCCGCCCAATGAATGGGATCGTCGTTAGTCGATAGCGGCAACAGGCCCTGCGCGTTGAGCGCGTGTTGGGTATTCACTGCGCTGACAATGGGTACATCGCGGCGCAAACGGTCATTGAGCTTAAGCTGGGCCATGGGGATGCCCTTGGTGAACGTGGTCGTTTTGAGCGCCCGCATCATGCGCATGCGCAGAAACTGCGGTACGGCGGCGAGGGCATCTTCGGACTGCTGCCAAAAACTCTCTCGCTGACGCTTGTCGTCTTGCTCGGCGGCGTCAGTGAAGGAGTCTTCGGGCGGGGAAATGGCGGGGCGAGGCTTCTGCCACTCCCAGGTGTAGCGGCGAGTGTCCGCTGGCCGGCCGGGGAAGGGCGGTGGCGGACTGGGGGAGTAGCGGCCAAAGTGACGTTTTTCAGGCACAGAAAGTCCTCCGTCGGTGCGGATAAACGATAAAACCCGCGGGCGCCGACGGGGCACCGCGGGTTGATGCGTTACATGGCTGCATGGTTGGTATCTGGTTTTTTGTGGTAGATGATGTAATCAATCGTGCGAGTCCTGAGCTCGAGCTTTTCGGCGATGGCTGGATGAGTCAGCCCCTCGGCGCGTAGGGCATGGGCCATATTGATATCCCATTGGTCGATATAAAAGGCGCGGCGTGGCAACCCCATGACGTAGGTCTTTTGGCTCACGGAGGCATAGGTGCGGCCCAGCTGTTCGGCGATCGCTTTGAGGCTCTGGCCATCGGCGATCCCCTGCTCCAGCTGTCGCTCCTCCTGTTTTGTCCATAGGCGTTTCATCGGTGTGCCTCCGCTAAGATTTCGGTCGGTGCAAACTGCAATACCCAAACTGCCGGGTTCCAGCGCCAGCTGTAGGGGGTGTAATGGTAGAAACCATCCCAGATACAGCGGAAATGTTCCCGGGGAGTGTCCGGAGGCATACCCTCGGCGATGGCGGCTTGGTCGGTGATGTCATGGAGAAGTTCGATGGCGATGGTTTTTAGTTCAGCACGGGCGAATGGGGTCACGGATTGGTCGGCGTGGCGTGTCGCCAGCTCAATGAGATCGCCTGCGTTCCCATGAGGGCACTGTGAAATCATAAACGCCCGCGAGGCTTTAATGAGAACGGGGGTGTTGGCGGCGATAACCAACTCACAGTCACTCTCCGGCAGAGGAAGGGTGGTCATGGTCTTAAAGGCCGTCTCCCAGTACCACTGATCTGATTTAATGACAGATCGGGTACAGGCAGATTTTATCGGGCGACGTGTCACGGTTTTGCAGCCATCAAGAATGGCGTTTTTTAGTACCTCACTGAAAATTAATGTGTGCGCCATTTGCGTATATTCCTGGTGTATTGTTGGTGTTTAAGCAGCTTCCATGTATTTCCTTCATCTAGGCTGAACAGCCGATAACGGTCGGTGATATTAATCACCCTGGCCCGGGGTAATACTTCAAGGCGGCGAATGTGGCTGTCATCGCCGGTTAATACTCGATTGAATGCTGCCCGAGCCTGGCGTTCTAGTTCACCGCCGCGATACAGAGGTGGAATTATCAACTGCATGCCGGTGTTTCCTCCAAGGGTCGTTGCTGATAGGGAAAATGGCGCTGCAATATGCCTATTGCATGCTGCTGATACAGAGCAATAAAAAGAAAATACTGGCGCATGCTGAGATCAGCAGCAGCACGCCAAACACCAAGACGGCGGCAGCTCTGATTATGTTCATTTATTACGGCTCCGCAGTGGTGAGTAATGGTGGTGGCTGGGTTATTTGTTGACTGTAGTGGTTGATTGCCTACGGGCCGCTATTAGCGATGGCGTCTTTCAGCATCGCAATCATATTGACCTCGATTTTTTCCTGCGCCACGTTCTTGGGGCGAATGATGATACGGCCATCGGCCACCATGCCTCGGCAGGTGGCAACAGGAATACCGGAAAGGCGCGCATATTCATTGATCGAGACGTATGGCGCATTGACGGTGACGTGAATAGTGATGTTCCCCATCGTTGTGCTCCTTTAGCTTTCGGTAACGGCCTGTAGCCCCCGTAGGTAGATCAGCCTTGCCATACTGGCGGCTGAGCGGCACTCCTGCTCTGCCAGCTGGTTTAAGTGGCGGCGTTCTGCGTCGCTGAGGTACATGGCAATACGTCCACCGGATCCAATGCCCTTTTGCTGCCGTGAGCGGGGTGGCTGGTTGGTCTGTTCCATAGTGGTATAGTGTCCCTAGTTGGATGTCTTTGGATGTTATCCTTGATCGGTATACTAATCATGTCAAATGAAAATGATCATTTTTTTGCCATTGTGGGAGCTAGATTACGTGAAGAGCGAGAGCGCTTTGGCTTGAGTCAGACTGAGTTTGCAAAATTGGCAGGTCATTCGCGCAGTGGCCAAGCAGGGTATGAACGTGGCGATAACATGCCTGGGGGGCTATATCTATCAATTCTTTCTAAGCATGGAATAGATATTTTGTATGTTTTAACCGGACGTAGAACGCCGGATATAGGAGATGTTAGTACCGATGAATTGGAGTTCATCAAACTTTATCGTGCGGCACCGCCAGCGGTAAAGGCGGCGGCTCTTGCTGCCCTGGCAGCTGGCAGTGCAGCGGCCAGCTCAGTCATCGTGAGCGGGGGCAGCGATCAGCGTATCGCAGGCCGTGACTACCATGAGCATAAGGACTGAAAACAGCGGGGCAAGAACCGGATGGCTCCGGTTCCCGGGATCAATGTCTGGCGGTAAAGGCCTGCACTTCATTCTGGGTCAGGACTGACATTTGCAGAATAGCTGGATGCTCGGCAAAGAATTTATCCTGCGTATGCAGAAGATCGGGTGATAAGTCGGCTTTATCAACCAGACGGAAGGTTTTGCGGACAAAGTCCATGCCATCAAAGTACAGGGCAACGAAGCGGTTGTCCTCTAATCCGTTGGTACAGAGCAAGTCGAACAGAACGCTACCTTCAAATGCTTCGTCCCTGAGATGTTGGGCAATGGAGCCCAGATATGACAAAGGGCTCTCGTAGCTGGTTGCTACGACAAGCATGGGGTAGGTCATGTCAGATCCCGCTCTGAATTTAAACATTTTATTGATATAGCTTGTCTATGTGTTCGTAAGCTGTCTCTGAGAGACTGAGCAACTGTTGTAACCCTGTGATTTTACGGCTACTCTCCGCAAAGCTATCCATGTGGAACAAGCCATGACGGTGCTTATGGAAGAACGTGTACGCGTCGCTCAGCGTTGATCTTAGCTGAATCTCCGTGATATGTCCGTTAAAAGAGGCTTTTAACTGGAAGCTTCTATCCGCTTGCCGCTCAAAGAAGTAGCCAAAATCATGTTGATTTGAATCAAATCCGCATTCAGCCAGCTTTGCCTTCAGTGCTCCTTCCAAAGAGCGCAACTCTGGAAACAACAGCATAGAGTACTCTGGCAATGCAGGGCCAGCGAGTTTAACACACTGACCAGATACCAGCAATTTCCGGGTGATGTCGGGCAGGTTACCGTAGGAGTTAGGCAGCATTTTTTTCAGGAATTCGGCGGCGACATCTTGTCGGACGATCTCTGTAACACTCTCGTCTTGTCGGCTTAATACCATTTCTAGCCCAACCAGATCGAGAATGTCAGTGAGCAGGTAGACCAGTTTTCTGTAGCTGGATAAGGGCCGGCCCTGGATCTGTAGTTTTCGCGAAGTGTAATGGGTGACTGTCAATGTGTCTCCGTGGTTTTGACAACGGATCCGCCAACGGATACCGGCTGCTATGGGTTCTTCAGCTACCTCAAAGATCAAATTGTCATCGGTGGGGATAAGCTCAATGATGGATTGAATATCATTTCGCGCTACACCGATGATGGTCATATTCACTGACTGAAACTCATCTGGATTTATTGTGTCATACAACGCATCTGATAGCGCAAGTCCTAACTCCCTATTCTTTCCCATTTTCCATTGTAATGTTGATGTCCCATCCCGATTAAAGTAGATATCAACGGTTGCATCTTCTATGCCTACGCGCCCTATGACAATGCGTGTTCCTTCCCCTCCTGGGCGGTTGCCTTGTTCTCTGATTGCCAGAGTGTTCTCCGTTACAAAACGGTCAATGACAGATGTTATCAGGTTTCTGTCCAAATTTAGGCTGGTATAGTTTCTTTCTGTCGTCATAATTACATCCTTGTTTATATCTCATGCAAATTATTTAAATATATGGTTTATGTAATGGAATAATGATAAATGAAGTTTGTGTTTTATATAAGATATTTGCGTTGTTATTCAAGAAGATTTTTGATGGCAAATTATTAGATTGGATAACCAATTGATTTAATAATGATTTGTCTAATGATTCAAATAATGATAGGAGTGTTTTTGGTTTGCTTTTCGTTGGGCTATGCTTCCCTATGCAGATATCCATGATTCCGCACCTAATAGTATTTTCATTGGATATATAAAATGTCGATTTCATTTTTATGCTTTATTTATATTGCCTGTGGCTAGATGAGCATTATTCATCATAAAGTATGGCACTCTACTTAATTATGCTAAAAATGGTGTAAGAGTCACTTTATTGCTTGTGTCATGTTTTTATTTGTGACACTGCTGCAGTAGCCATGTATTCCTGTTGTGTATTCCGATTTTAGTAAATGAGCAATAAGTCTGGAGAACGCTATGGTCACGGAGGCAAGAGGGCGGCGCAATCGGGTGGGGGGGCGCGATTTTTATGAGCGCAGCGTCTATATCGGCCGTTATTGGGTCAACATTACTCTGTCTGCGCCACAGTCAGATCTGCGTCCACTGGTACCCGCTCAGCGTATGCGCCTGAACCAGCTGGTGCAGCAGATTACAGACTGTGGCTATGACATGGGGATGACCGTCTGGCAAAAAGTTTATGCTGAGCTGGGTGTTAATGGGGTGGATGAGCTGACGGTAAGTCATTACCCGGCAGCGCGGGGTTACTTGCAAATATTGCTGAAGCGAGCCAGAGATAAGAGTGCAGATAAGGCACTTATTCGATTATTGCAGATGAGGGCGACAACACCGATCCGACGCCGGCAGCTGCAACGCTATTGCCATATTCAGTTTGGTTCGAGCTATCTGCATGAACTTAACCGCAGCCAGTTGCGCCAGGCGCTGGCTTGGCTGGAGGAGGAAGCTGGTGACGATATACCTGCGTTAGCGTCGCCTTTCAGGCAGCGCTATCGAGCCTCGTTGCTGTGCAGCGTGCTGTTTATCGTGGGTGTTCTGCTGGGGCTATGGTGGTAATGGTTTTCAGAAACGGACTTTCGAAGCGTGGTGGCATATGACAATCCGCAGATTGGCGTCAGGAAAATGGCTTTGCCAATGTTTCCCTTATGGGCGGGATGGCCAGCGTATCCGCCGGCAATTTACGACCAGGGGAGAGGCCCTTGCTTTTGAGCGTAGGATGAATCCGCAAGGAGTAAGTTTAGATATGGGTGAGTCAGCTACTCATCTATCGGATTTGATTCTGCGTTGGTATGAGTTACATGGAAGGATGCTGTCATCAGGCGCTGGGCGTAAGGGAAAATTGGATGCAATTTGTCGGCGGCTTGGCGATCCATTGGCCGGTGATTTTGATAAGGGTATGTTTGCCCGTTATCGGGAGCGGCGGCTGAACGGAGAGTGGAATCCCAAGGGGAAAAAGCGCCTGCAGGAGGCCACGGTTAACCGTGAACAGGCTTATCTGCATGCGGTATTTGCTGAACTGCGCAGGCTCGGTGAGTGGGAGGGGGGTAATCCTCTCGATGGCATTCGCCAGTTTCGCGAAGGGGATCAAGAGCTGGCTTTTTTATATGCCGATGAGATTACGCACTTGCTGGCTGCCTGCGATGTATCGAGTAAGACTGATTTGGGGGTTATCGTGCGGGTATGTCTGGCTACCGGAGCGCGCTGGAGCGAGGCGCAGTCGTTGCGCCAATCGCAGGTGTTACCTGGACGATTGACCTTTACCCATACCAAGAGCAAAAAGAATCGCACTGTACCAATTTCCGAACAATTGCAGGCCCTGCTGCCTACAAAGCAAGGAAGGTTGTTTATCCCCTGCTATGAAGCTTTCAAAGCCGCACTGGCGCGGGCAGGGCTTCACCTGCCGAAAGGACAGCGTACCCACGTATTGCGCCACACCTTTGCCAGCCATTTTATGATGCAGGGCGGCAATATTCTGGTACTGCAGCAGATATTGGGCCATAGCACGATTACGATGACAATGCGCTATGCACACTTTGCTCCCGATCACTTGGATGCGGCGTTAGCTTTGAACCCATTTGATAACTTAAAAAGTTTGAAAAAAAGCGGTAGTAGAAATGGCAGCAGAATTTAATAAAGAATCGATTTACACTGTTTTGCGTCAGTTAAAGGTTTTAAAAATCATATGATTATGATTTTTAAAAGGCTGGTTTAGTTTTTAAAATCCCTCGGCGTTCGCGCTGTGCGGGTTCAAGTCCCGCTCCGGGCACCATGACAAAATGGTATAAAAATCAAAACGATATGTTTTGTTATTAAGCCACCGCAAGGTGGTTTTTTTGTGTTTTCATCCCCCTTTCATAATATGTTTTCATAATATTATCCTTCCCATCACTGCCCATCCACCGTCGGAACGATCGGGATCCTTCGGTCATAACGAGCGGTTTGCTCCACGTTCTTGTGGCCAGAAATGGCCTGCTTCTCGTAGATGTTCCCCTTCAGGTCAGAGATCCCCTTAGCCTTCAGATCGTGAAAGGTGAAGTTAAAGTCCAACTTGGGGTATCGCTCTTTTGCTTCTTCCTTCGCTTTTCTCCAGCGGCTGTTAAAACCGTCGCGGGTATACTTATGCCCGGATGCCTGGTGGATCACGTAGAGGCTGCTCATCCCGGCATTGAGGGGGAGTGCCTTCGCCATCGTAATGGCAGCATTGAGCCGTTCGGACCATGCTTTTATCTGCGCTACGGCGGTTTTGCTCTGCTTAATCAGTATCCCTTCCGCAATAAGCTGGCTTTTTTTCATTTCCAGCACGTCGTTCTGGCGTGCGCAGCAGAGATAAGCCAGCTCCATCGCAACACGCACAACATCCGGAGCGACGCTATATAGCGCGTTGTACTCTTCGTGGGTGATATAGCGATCTCTCCCGGTTTCCTTGAACTGCTTGACGCCCTTAGTGGGGTTACCCTTCGCATAGCCGCGTTCGTATGCCCAGCGATAAACACGTGACATGAATGCCTTCTCCCTGTTTGCCTGCGTCCGGCTCTTTACCCCTCGCATATCCAGGTATTTGCGGACATGTTCGGGTTTAACGCTGTCGGGGGGCATTTTGCCGAAGACATCCAGAACCTTACGTGAATATTTCCGGTAGTCTTTTTGGGTCTCTGCCGCCAGTTCGAAGAAATCACCAGATTTAAAAAACCTATCAACCAGTCCGGCCAATGTTGTGGTGTCTGGTCTCTCGTTAATCAATGCTTCCCATGCAGCCCATACCTGGGCCTGTGTCGCCGTTTTATCGCATAAGCGGATATTTCCACCATTTATTGGATGAAACTCATAGGCGGATCGCCCCATATACACCCGGGGCGGCATCCAGGCATCATCTTTGTTTTTTCTTATCCTGGGCATCAGTCAAGCGCTCCAAAATCCGGCTCTGGAGTTGGGTTGGTATCCTGCATTCTTTGACGATGAGACAGTGGGTTATTGAAGTGCGCCCAGGTAGTTCGTGGGCGGCCATCTCGCCGAATAATGAAGAAAATGCCAGCTTCACGTAGGGTCTTGCATTGTTTGGATGGAATTTTATATCCGGTCAGCAATTCTATTGTCTTATCGGGGATGATGGCCTCATCCAAAGAGTATTGACTAGTCTGAATAGTGTTATTCATTTTGCTCCTCCTTTATCTGGAGAGTGCGAGTATTCGTTGATAATCCGCATTACTTCCTCTCCGATACCTTCTCGTAGGACCAGGGTGCGTCCATCTCCATCGATCTCTGCATCGCTGAGCAGCTCAACCAGCTGGCGCGATTTTGTCGCGCTAAACAGACTGCCGGTGACGCTGCGCGTGACCTTCTTTTTCCCCTGGGCTTTCGCCCGCTTCACGTCCTCCTGCAGTACATCCCCGGCGCGTTCCCCGTGTTCTTTGATGCGCTCAATAGCTACGTCCATAGCTACTTCTCCAGACTCGACCAGAGTCTGCACATCGCGATTTGCTGAGCATAGGAACAGCAGCTTATCGACATGAGTTCGGCTTCTGTTGATCTCGGCGGCGATCTCATCAGGCTTCAGATTTAAGGCGGCCAGATCTTTCACTACGAGGCTTTCCTCGTACTGATTCAGTTTGAGCTGGCCAGAGCCATTGTTGCTATTAATGATTCGCGCTGACCGTTTTACGTCATTTCCAATGAATGGGGTGATGGCGATCACGCTGATTGGTTTTCCCGCGTCACGGATGCGTAGGTAAGCATTCATACGGCGGTGACCCTCGACGACCCATACGCCGCCCTCATCACGCGGATATACTTCGAGAGGTGGTACAGTTCCTCCTGCCATCAGGAACTGAAATAGTTTCTCGTCTGCCTTGTGCTTGCGCTCATTCTCAATGCGTCTGTTAAAACCCTCTTTAACGTGGATATCATCCATATTGATGAACATCCCGCTGTCGCGGCGCTTGATAGTGCCATTTTTAATCATTTGCTTGAATGAGTTAGCCATTAACGCACCTCCTGGCTATTTTTTCTGCGTTGAAAAGCAAGCTCATAACGAGCGTCAATTGGATCTTCATCTTCATAATCACAATTGACGCTATCAGCCATAGCTACACAGCATGCGTTACAACAGCGGTATGTCATGATCTCACCGTCAAATTTATGAACGGCATAGCGATGCCGCTCACCAATAGCGATTTCTCCAGCGCAGATAAAGCAGGAATATACGCCGCGACCTTTAACTATTTTATTAGACAGAGATACATCATCGGCACCGCCGAAATCTCCGGCAAAAAGCTCGAAACTCAATGCCGCATCTTGGTCAAGCTCTCGCTCAGTCATCGCTGGCCTCCTGCTGTGGTGGTGCTGCCAACGGGTGGCAGTAGTGTTCACCGTTAGGACGGCTACTGCGACACCCACAACGCGGGCACGGCTCTGGCAGTTCGGCGGAGGTATCCTCACCAGTGAGGGGGGCAGCCTGGAGCATTGCCGCGCGGCAGGCGTTCCAGGCGCCCGCATACACTATGGCGTCTCCGATCGTAATCTCTGGGCTTATCCTGCACACATCCTCCCAATGCAGTTCCGGTGGAACCACCGGCTCAGCCTCCAGTGACGCCAGCGCGATGCGCGCCATATCTTTGCTTTCCCCGTGCTTCAGGAAGCCATCTTCTACAATCTCCTGTAGGCGCTCTTTTGTGAGTTTCATTATTCATCACCCAGCAATTCAGAATAATTAATAAACTCACCAAAACACTGCAACTCAGCGCCAGCCATGAAATAACCCAATGCCTCGCTGCGTTCTGAATCGCTTTTGAAGGTGTTCAGCGGATAGCGCTCATAAAATTTGTTAATCAGGTGCGCCATTTTCAGTTCAGGTGCTGGCTGGTTTCCCATCTTGGCTCGTTCCTGCCATGCTAACCAGGCAGCGTTTTTCGCACCAACTCCTGCAATTGGAAGGTTGTCTTCGTTATTCCACGCGTCGAACAATGCTCGCTCATCTATAACTGCTGGCACTGGCGGGGCGATGTAGAGTGGCGCTACCGGCAGCCCGGAGCGCTCTGCTTCAAACAGCCATGCATCAATAGGATTTAGTGAGTTTTCTATTGGTGAACCGCCTGATTGGTACATCAGCGCCTTTGCCCGCAAAAACAAATCATGGATAGAATTGCCGCTTGCTGCAGACGCCAGCGCGATGCGGGCCATATCTTTTATAATTGCTACATCGGCATGACCAAGCGTGTATCCTGCCTTCAAATCGGAAACAGCCAGCGCCTGCTCTTTGGTAATAGTGGCCATGGGTTAGTCCTCCGAGCTTATTTCTACTGAAACTTTCATTTTCCAGGCAGTAACTTCAAAACCAGTGACTTCGGCATTAATCATGTATTCAGCAATAATTATTGACAGAAGTTTCAGATTCATATCGGTATTATCTCCATTTATTTCTTCGATGACCGACATTACTGCTTCCATATGATCTCTAATTTTCATCTCACTCCCCCTTACTGGCGCCAGCAGCGCTGGCCGTAATTTGTTCTCCGATTTCGCGCATCAAACCTCCTTCACGCCAATACCGGCGGCGCGTAGCGCTACTTTTGTTTCAATGCCGTGTGCATTCCAGCCGTTCACGTAACCGTCATCGTACTCGCTCTCGCCGTAGCGGAATCGCTCAGGTGGCAAAGTAACAGTCCGCGCCTCCAGCTCCGCGATGCGCTTCTCTGCGGCGTCCAGTTCATCCAGCAACGCTAGAATGGCGGAGGGGTTAGCTGCGGCGATATAACGAGCATTGGCTTGATTATCTGGCCCTGAGCTATGCGCTATGTAGTAATTGCCATTCAACCCAGCATCAGCAATGACGCCATCGTGGTCATCTGAACACCATTCACCTTGGTTTGCGTTCTCTGCATATGTGCGCAGCGCCTGTTTGTCTACCTGGCTCATGCTGACGCCTCCTCATCCCATACAGCGAATGCGCTGTCATCATCACAATCAATTTCGCCTTTCTTACCGCACTCAGAGCAGACGACACCATCGCCGGCATACAGAAAGTCACTGGTGCCGAGTTCAGTGGTAACGTCAAGTTCATCGCTGTCACAGGCTGGGCAATATCCAGCCCATTTAATTCTTAATACCTTCATCTCACACTCCCTTTATTTCTTGATTGCTCGCTGCGTATAAGCGGGGGTAGTATTTTATTTAAGCCGGATTCTTACCCGTGTCCGGCGCACGAACTCCATCACCACATGGAGGTTCTCCATTAACTCCACCCAATGGAGGGTAAAATGCGTATTAATCAATTTGGTGGTACAGAACGTCCAAGACCTGACGGACAAGTGCCGTACAGGCCGACGCCTGCGCCAAAGCCGAAAAAATAGAGGTGTCAAATGACCCGGGATGAATTGCTTTTTAGTATTCGATATTCATTTTATATAGAAAAAATGCATGCGATCTTATACGCCAGATTGGATCGCCTGCTAACGTTTGTTCAAATTACGCTCGGGTCAGCAATATTTGCCACCTATGGTAGCGCTCCTCTTTTTGGTGCCGTTATTGCCGTGATATCTATCGCCAGTTTTGTATGGCAACCGGGTAAAACGGCTATGCTACATGAGATTCAAGCGAAACAAATGAAGGCGCTGATAACGATGCCGGATAGCGTCTCAGACGCTGATCTTCATGCTGCTTACGTTAAAGTGGAAGAGGGCGATAACCCAACGCTTGGGATGTTACGAGACCCTGCTTATAAAAGGGCGCTTATCTCTCTTGGCCGTTCATCAGAGTCTGCGGCTATTAAGCTGAATATGTCAGAGAAGGTCGCAGCCTGGTTTTCAGGTGACCTTCCAAAAGATGAATGATTTGCTACGTTGATGATTAAAGAGAAAAGCGTCCGATAGGGCGCTTTTTTGTTGCTAAAAACTATCTACGCGTGTGCCTGTCTTTTCACCACTTCAGGCTCGGTGGTATGCTAGTTGCTCTCACACAGCTAGCAAGGAAGGAAAAACGTATGAAGCAAATTTATGTTCATGTTCAACTTTTCCAGGCGACATCTGAGCAGGCCATTAAATTCAAAGAAATCATGAGGAGCTTTGGTTTCGTTGACTCAATCCAAGACAAAGATGAAAAACTACAACTTCCACCTAATGGTTATATTGGTAAATCACGTCTTAGCTGTCAGGGGGTAGTAGATCAAACTTTTTCTATCGCTAATACAGCAGGTGTCAATGCTCATATCTTTGCCTGTGAGTTCGAACGTTTTTCAGAACTTCTTCCAGGTTACGGGCTTGTTAATTGGTGATTATGGATAATATCCTGTAATTTATTAATTTCCATTCGTAGAGCTTTAACCATCGTCTCATGATACACTCTGTTGATTCCGTCGCATTTCAGCGGGGTGATTTCAGATTTTTTCGAGGTGTATTCAGCATCAGCACTTACTGGCTGAACTGCTTTTTGCGCCAAGTATATGCGGGCTTCCGTACCTGCATTGGGTTCAACTTTCTGTAGGTATTTAGCGTCCTCAAGAAGAAGGGCGATAACGTGCATCAATTCATCATTACTCATAAATCCTCCGTTTACCATCCATATATAATGGTTTATAGTTCTGCGAATAGAACTTAATTCCTTATTTCGAACTACTGCAAATTCTTCAATGGTTGCCGACTCATCGAACTCTCCATCACTCTACATATCCAGCTGCGGTCTGTGGCTCACCGCCATGACGCCCGTAATGACAGTGCAGACCGCAGGTGGGTATGATTATTATTCTTATCAATAATAATAACCTCCCTTATTGTTATTCGTATTAATTCTTACCAGTATGAGATGGAATTATCCAAAGACTTGGCATTGTATTAAATAGCTGGTTTGTTAAGCATGTCTGTAAAAGTGAGCCAAAAGTATGCGTATTAGCTTTTTACCTTAAATAATGCTATGTAAATGGTGAAGTTTTGCATAGGTAGAGATGACTGAGGTCATAAAACTAAGGCATAACTCACAAAAAAGTAACAGCAGATATGTCATCTTATTATTTTGATAAAATATTCATGGCTATCCATAAGGCACTAAATGGCTAATAATCCTATTACGATCAGACAAAATCTTAAAATCGGTGAGTTGGATGCAGAATCTGACACTCTTTTATTGGAGAGTTGTTTTGTTGATAGTGGATATTTGAATAAGTTACTTGATCCTTTTGATAACTCTTCAATAGTTAGAGGGCGAACAGGTGCAGGAAAAAGTGCGTTACTGCATATGGTTATGAATCGCGCATACAAATGCAGGCAACTTGATCCTAATGATATTTCCATACGTTTTTTGGAACAGTCTGACATTATTGCTTTTTTTGAAGCGTTAAACGTAAATCTCGATATGTTCTATAAGGTGTTGTGGCGCCATATACTTATTATGGAGTTGCTTAAGTTACGGCACGATATAAAAAGTGAGTCAGATACAAATAATTTTTTTTCTGGGATATTGAATCGACTAAAGAAAGATGAAATAAAACGAAAGGCTCTTGAATATTTTATGGAATGGGGTGATAAATTTTGGATCGATACAGATGCTCATTTAAGAGAAATTACATTAAAACTAGAGCGTGATACTAAAGCATCTATTGGTGCTGAATATAGTAGTATAGCGCTCAATGCTGAATATGCAAAAAAGTTAACTGAAGAACAAATACTCGATGTAAAAAAGCGAGCGACCGAAGTAGTAAGTAGTCTTCAGATACAAAAACTTAATGAGATACTATCTCTCTTAGCTGAGTACTCATTCGACGATCCCCAGAAAAAATATGTTATTATAATTGATCAATTGGATGAAAATTGGGCAGAGAATGAAACGCGTTATAAGTTCATCAGAGCATTAATTGAAGAAATAAAGGTCTTCCGTAAAATAAAAAATATAAAGATTATAGTTGCATTAAGGCTCGATCTACTCCGTTCGGTATTTAATCTGACTCGTAGCTCAGGCTTTCAGGAGGAGAAGTATGAATCATATATTCTCGATATAAAATGGACATCGGAGCAGCTTACGGAGTTGGTTCAAAAAAGAGTTAGTGAAGTTTATAGAAAACAGTACACGCGCGATAATGTAAAAATATATGATATTTTTCCGAAACCTAAGGGAGGGCCATCAGGATTAACTGCTATTGAGTATATAACTGAACGAACCCTACTAAGGCCTAGAGATATACTTCAGTATGTAAATGAATGCTTTAGCGTAGCTCTTAATCGCGAGCGTATTTCTTGGGATTCTATTCAAAAAGCTGAGTCAGTATATTCTCTAAAACGTTTACGATCTCTCAAAGAGGAGTGGGGAGATATCTATCCATCATTTGAAGAATCAGTTGAATTATTAAGGAATCTTCCTGATAAATTTTCACGAGCAATTATTCCCAGAGCGAGCATAGATTCTGTAATAAGTGAATTGTCAATACAAGGAACTAAAGATCCTTGTGCTATCATTGCAAATAAAATGCTTAATGGTGAAAGCAGAGAATCTGATGTGATTAATGAACTTCTTCTATGTCTTTATAATCTTGGTATAGTTGGTTTCAAAGTCAGCAGTCTTACACCATATAAATGGTCATCCAGAGACAGTACCCCTGCCACAAAGAATGAAATTAAGCGTGCAAGCGGTATGAAAATACATAAGATGCTTCACTCTGCACTTGATATAAGAATGAATACAGATACTCGATTTGTAAAAGATAAAGATGAGCTGGAGGGGGATTATTAGAGTAATTGATCTTTTATCCATAACTGCTCGCTAATAATAGATAATGCGTGTATCAACTATATTGATGGTTTTATTAAAAGAGGCCTTTCTATGGCCTCTTTTGCATATAGCTAATTGCGATTCATAAATTTTATATTAAAATAACTTCGAATAATATTCTAAGTTATTTTGTTATTATGAGCTTATTTCTCTTTATAACCCCTTTCCTCTCACTCTTAGTGGATATCTACGCTCCCCTATACAGCGCCACCTGAGCCAAACAGCAGTTATTCCAACTGGGTTGTGGTTGTTGACGTTTGCCGGCGCGCAGTACGATCACATCTACTCGATGCGACTCGCGCTTGCTGGTGATTTCTGCCCGGTTTAGGGCAGGGCGGTGCGCTAATTTTAAACCTAGCGCATGATCGATACGCGACTCGATCAGCTCGCTGAGTGGTTCTTCTCTGCAGCTGGCTCAGGTCTCTCGTTCAGCAATAATTATCAGAGATGTTCGAATCTAGCAACCGCAGAACCTTTTATTTCCATTTCCTGTTTCCAGCAGGTAGTTACTATACCTTCAAGTGGATTTTCGTCACTACTCTGCCAGGATGAATTGAAAAGTGTGTTATCAGAATCGCTAAAGAAGTAAATGTCACCGAAAATACTATTCCGGATAAGTAGGGAATGATTTTCGTTTTGCCTCCAGACTTGATATATATCGCAATTATTGACTCTGATCGGCATCAAGTCTCTTACGTTTGATATTGTGTTAAGTGTAATCCCTAGCTCAGAATGTCTATTCTCGTGATGAGTTAGCTCACGTAGTGTCTGTCCAAAGTAGGTTCCGAATAAGATCAACGTATAATTGTCTTCATCCGATGTTATCTCCCGTAAATTTTTTAGAAGTTCCTCTACATCGTGGACTATTTCTGTGCGGGAAGAGGATAAGTGTAACAGGCGATGGTACACGTTGTGAAGCATGTGTTTTTCTACATTAGAAATCGATGTTAGATCTTCGAAAAAATTGCTATTGATGTCTCTGGAGATAATGTTTTTAGGAATTTCAGTGCATATGCATTTAGTTTCCCATTGTTTGGTACTGTCCTCAGAAGTCCTGAAGGAAAAATGAGAAAGAAGAGTATTCTGAGTAAGTGTTTGAGGCAATTCTTGGGTAAGAGTGAGGTCGGTTTTTTTCAGACGTGCGGTATCAATGTCAGCGTTGAGAAGATCTGTATATAGACTTTGATTAAAAGCCTGAATATACGCATCCAGAGTTTCATTAAAGAAATTTATTTTATTTTTAAACTCTTCTTTAGACATTAAGTATCCACGTGAAGATGTTTCTTTATCGCGCTTCATTCGTTCTAGTTGAAAGATGATTCGCTCCTTTCTATGGTACGAAAAGATATTATCATTCAGTGCATTTAATACTCTTCTACTGACTGGATGAGGGCTGGATGATAGATAAAATGCGATATCTGTATAACCTTCGTATATATTGCTTACATCCTCATAGATTCCCATGTGGATACGTCCAGATATCATCTTTGTTTCATTGTATGCAGAAAATTTTTCAACTAAATCTGATAGTTTTTCGTACCAATAACCTTTATGAGTATCCTGTTGATATCCAAGTCTGATAATACTGTCAATAATATCTGTGGCAGAAGTAAATGTGGCAGTCATCTGATCATTTGCTCCTGTCGGATAAACAAGTTCAGATTTAAGTAATCGCTTTATTACTTCTTTCAGACGAATATTATTCCTCTGCTTAACATGAGAGATAATATATCCAGCTGTCAGTAGTCGTATGTCTGCTAGAGCATTGGAAAAAATAATTGATTGCGCCGCCTCATAAGAATATGGGTATCCCCTGAGTATAGATAACCATTCTTGACTATCGGGTGTCATAGTTAAATATGACGGTGTTAGGAAAAAACTGTGCCAACGATACTCTTCAAAATGCTGCTCAAAACGATTCTGGCTGAACCAAAGCAACAGCATGTCTGAGCTATGATCTGAGGCAAAGCGATCGTCTGCCATTATAGCAGTCATGGCTATCTGAGCAGTCTGGTTAAGATGATATAAGAGGTGCTCCGAGTAATCATCCAATCTATCTTCTGACTTGTCATTAGGACGTCGCCACATGTACCAACTTTCCCATTCCCCGATTAAACATCGAATAAGCTCCCTATAGCGTTGTTCTTGACTTATTGATAGATTATCTCCATAACCAGATCTCCAGTTGATGAGTGCATGCCATAAATAGAAGAGAGACTGAATACACTGTTGAAATTCATTAATTTTAACACAATCCAATTCACGATAAATAGAAAATGGAACATCAATTATTTTTCGGAAATACTCTCCTGTTGTTTCTAGTGACTTTACAGCTTCATGGTTGAATGCGTAAAAATCATGGTGGAAAGATTGGCTAAACGTAACAAGTGATCCTGAATCATTATATTTATCCAAATAGTTCATGCTATTACACTGAAAACTTTTCTTTAGCGTTGTATAGGTTTCAATCAGTCTGTCGGTTGCTGCGATGAAGGTGCTAATATTCCTGTCGCTCAAAGCATCATACGCTTCACCATAGAAGTCACGGGTAATATTTCTATACGCCTTTCGGTTTTCTTTAGGTCCCTTGATAAAACAAATTTTGAATAGAAAAGTCCAGTATCTAGGAATGATTACATCCGAAGATGCAAGTAACGTAATTTTATTTTTGTTATGTTTTAAGGAGGAGGTTATGATTATTTTACCAGTTTTCCCTTTGACAGGTTTTAATCTGCGAAATAAAAGATTTACCAGCCATAGTTTTACATCTCTGATTTCTTTATCTTCATGAAGATTATGATGTATTAGATGCATGTTAGAATCATACCGGTTAACGATCTCTATTCCTTTGATATGTTGTTTGTCGATATGTATACTAAGATAATTGATCGATGAATCTATCTGTGAACGGATGATATAATTACTCACAATCTCTGACTGAAAATATTTAAGCATCAGGCGATCACGTTTTTTATCATCTAATATATTAAGGCTTGTGATAAAGAACCATATTGACAGTGAAATATTGAAAAGCATCCATACTAATGCCGTAATGGCAAAGGCTACATCAAGATATTTGTCCCCTATAGACGAGACCATCCCTCCAATTAGTATAAATGCGGCTAATGACAATCCGCTAAGCCCAGCAAACATATAGCCTGAATGCAATTGGTAGGCTGATTGTATATGTATCCTGGATGATTTTTTCTGGAAAAGAACACTGATTAGGCCAACAACAAGCGGAAATACGATACCAATGATTGTCAACTGGCCACCAAGGAGGCTAGACATCCATGTCGGCAACGTAGTGACCCCTTTCAGATGGGTGCTGGCAACTGAATGAAATTGTGAGCGAAATAGTTCAGCTATCAGTAGTGAGCAACCTGCTGCAGTCCAGAGAATGAGCATTGCTTTTAAGTAGTGAGTGGAGCAGTAAACCTGTATTCTTTCAGGCAGATTCCAGCAATGTTTTCTATAGATCGCGTTGTTTTTTAAGTTTTTTTGATATCAGCCTTGATTTTATCTGAGAGGCTCTTAATGAGTAAGCCAAACATAATTTTCCTAATCTTTTTAGTTAATTGTCAATTATACGTCATGTTTTTTAGTTTTTCATTGAAATATCATTATGTAGATCACAGATGATCTATCTGAAGCTCATCCCATGACTTTTAATGAGCTGAACTGTAAAAAATTACCAAGAATAATCCTCTATGAGTTGGTTTGCCTTGTGTATTCGTATTACTTACGATCTTTCCTACCACGGCTCAATTTTTAGATTTAGTAATAAATAGATGCTATTAACATAAAAGTTGAGTATCCATGGCTAGGTTTACTGGCAGATTGCACTCATCATTGTCCGCTGCTGGCCAGGGATGCCATAGCACCGTGATGCCTGGGGATGCCTGGGAACTGAGTTATGCGAATCTCTTCGCTCAACGCCGAGTGCATTGTTTTGATTGTTAAAGAGCGGAGCGTCCGATAGGGCGCTTTTTGCTGCAAGCGAACGTTTTCCTACGATGTTGCGGGTATGACATTGGTTTGAAACTTTGTGCTATGGCTGATGAAGAGAGTTTAAACAATAAAACAAAATGGTCAATGATTTTGTTTAAATATTTAAACATTTTTTCTATGGATATGAAAAAAACCGGCATGTGCCGGTTTGATGTTTGAGGATGGAGGATGGATGGGTGTGGTTAGATCAGGCTTTGCTCAACTCTAACGCAGACACCGACGATCTCACACATGCTGTCTAGTTGGATTGGTTTGTAGTTGGGATTAAGAGGCATTAAGTAGATATTTGGCCCATCTATCGATAGTTTTTTCACTGTCGCTTCATTTGTGCTTTTCAGCCTAGCAACGACGATGCGCCCATTTACCAGGTCAGCTTCAGGGTCAACTATAACAATAGATCCCTCTGGTAACGACACTCCGGAACCAGGGTTAGACATTGAATCACCGACCACGCGAAGAGAGAATGCGTAAGGTGATACTTTTGCTGTAGTTTCAACCCACTCCGTTAAATCATCAAAGTGATGTTCTACTATTTCTTTCCAGTTACCTGCTTGAACTTGAGACAGAAGGGGAACCCGGCGGCAAACATCTGGCCCAGGTATTGCGTTGCCACTGACTTCCTCAATGTGGCCTCCTTCTAGGAGCCATCGCTCAGATACTCCGAGAACTCCGGCAAGCGGAGACATGTACTTCGAAGATGGTTCCGTCCCACCGTTAACCCACTGGCTAACAGTACCTTTTGATGCGCCTGTTGCATCAGTTAAATCTTTGTTTTTCAGCTTTAGAGTGCGCATTCGCAGGCTTATGCGGTCACTCATACTCTCTTTCTTCATGTTTAAAAACTTAAACCAAAATGAGTTTAATTTCTTGACCTTATTTTGTTTGAAAGATTAAACTGCATCTATCTGAGCGAGGAGGGTCACATGCATAAAAATGACGTCATTGCTTACTTCGGCAATGGCACAAAAACCGCTAGAGCGCTAGGCATCTCCAAATCAACAGTCAGCCTATGGGATGTGGTGATTCCTTGGAAATATGCACTGCTAGTCGAGAAGGTTACCAAGGGCGGCATCAAGTACGACGCGGCCTTGTACCAGAAGAATAATACAGCCGGTTGTAATCACCAGTAACTACCGAGAGGGAAAGACGATGGTAGACATCAAGACGACGATCAAAGCGATATGTCGGACGTACCCGGGAGGGCAGAAGGCGATGGCCGTACAGCTTGGCATGACCTATGACGCGTTCCGCAACCACCTTGATCAGAAGTGCGCCAGCCGGTTCTTCACATTGGCAGAGATAGAGCGGATGGAGGATGTCTCCGGGACGTCACTGCTGGCTGAATACCACGCCGCGCGCCGGGGGAAATTACTGGTTGATATCCCCGTTCTGGAGCAGATCGACAACGTGGAGCTGTACGAACAAAGCATGCGGGAGTTGGTCGCCGATGGTGAGCTGGCGAAAGCCAAAGTGGAGGCTGCTGCAGACGGTGTGATTTGTGGCGCTGAACAGCAGGCGTTAATGACGCTGTTCTGGCGGAAGATGCGCCATCACGCGTGTGGGTTTTTTGCCTTCATGGCCCTGAATGGTGCCGCAATTGCTGATGACTCAGCGGTGTGGGTGGCGCACCGGGAATGCCGTCCCAGTGCGCCTGCGCATAACTCGTGTGGAGATTAAGACGCATGGACATTCTAAGCCCAAACCGCCCTCGGGCGCAATTTCGGTGCCGGATCGCCGGTGGCCGTCTGAGCTATGAGCAAATCGTAGCGGGGCAGGGGACACCTGGCAACAACCAACCGCGCCGGGGATTGGTAGTCAGCCGCGAGGCGGTGGGTATCGCCTGGGGGGCGTTTTACGGGAGGGGGATCATGGCTAAGTATCCGCGAGTCGGCCATCTGTACCAAGACGTGTATGGGCATACCGTGCGTGTGGTTGCGACGTGCGCAGAGAGGCAACAGGTTACCTATCTGCGAACTGAACCGGGCTGTGGCTGGCTGATTAACGCGGCCTTGGTTGTGTTCAACGCCTATTTCAGGAGGCTAGCGTGAGCATTGATCAACGATTAATCGCCCACAGGCGGGTGGGTAGGTACGATCAGATTTTGACATCCGCCGGGTTGTGCTGCGTTAACCAGTCTTTGAGGGCGGCATCCATGCGAGTTTGCCATCCACGTCCGGTTGAGCGGAATGCGGCGATGACCTCCGGGGAGTACCGGATAGTGGCGGATTGTTTGGTTGGTTTATCGGACGATGGTCTTCCGCGCCGAACACGTTTTTTGCCGTCATACAGGTCTGCACCGGCAAAGAACGCCTCATCCAGCTCTGGCGCATCATCCGGATCAACCCAGGTACTTTTCAAATCTTTTAATTTCTCGCTCATTGGCTTTCCTCATAGAGATAATGCGCCGCCCGTTACCGCGTGGCGTCCAGACCATGACGACAATTCTGGCATCCAGTTTCCCTACGGTGATTTTTCTGATCTCCCCATAGTCCTGGCGGCAGTCTTCGGCGGTGAAGTGCATCCCCGCGAAGATTTCACTGGCTCTGGCAAAATCAATGCCGCGTTCCAGCAGCGTTTTCTCCCGCTTGTTCTGGTCATATTCAATTTTCATACAATTAGTGTAGTTACATTAAATCGGAAGTCAAATGTTGATTCTTTAAATTGCGGGCGCTACACTGGAAAAGCAACGGCAAAATCCGTTGCCGGGATTGGCGTCCCGGAATTCGTAAGAGCGCACAACCGCGCTGTAGCGGTTTTTTTGTGTGCGATGCACGGCTACATCCAGATTATGGTGGGCCGGGCAGGGGCATCGAAAGATGCGCCGGGTTCTCTTGCGACCGGTTACGCCAACCCTGTTCGGTTCACCACCAGTCAGATTGGCGTCTGCGGTGGTGACATATCACTTTCGCAAGAGGCTGCCATCATGGCTACGATCCCCGTCCTCGATCACCCTGAAATCACCGTTATCAACGGTCAGGTCGTGACTTCCTCTGTCGCTATTGCTGACTATTTCCTTAAGCGTCACGATGACGTTCTAAAGAAAATCCGCACCCTCGAGTGTTCCCCCGGTTTTCATGCCCGCAATTTTGCGGAGATGTTTATCGATGTGACCGTGGGTAATGGCGCCGTTCGCCGAACCCCTGCCTACCAAATCACTCGCGATGGTTTCGCGTTCCTGGCTATGGGCTTTACCGGCAAGCGGGCGGCCCGGTTCAAAGAAGCCTACATCACCGCCTTTAACCAGATGGAAAGGGTCCTAAACGACGTACCAACGCTACCAGGCCCCGCACACAATGCGCACGCTGTATATCTCTACATGACAGAGATCCACCGGGTGTGGATGGCTCACCTGTACCCCATGCTGGTGGCTTCCCAGTCCCCCTTGGCTCACCGCCTGCATGACTACATCAACGATGGTCTTTTCGCCTCAGCGCTTGTCGATCGTTCGCTGAACAGCAACAAGGAGGTATGCGATGAGTAGCAAATTGCATGGTCTGGTATGGGAAGGGTGTGCCCATGCTGGTCTGATCCTTTCCCGCGTGGCTGTGATGGCTCGGTTAGCGGATTACAGCAACGATGAGGGGCTGTCGTGGCCGGCGGTGGAGACTATCCAGCGTCAGATAGGTGCCAGGAGCAAGACTACAGTCTCAGCGGCGATAGATGAGCTGGCGCGTGATGGCTGGCTGACTAAGACTGCTCGTAAGTCTGGTGGGCGTGATCTGAGCAATGTTTACCAGATCAATGTCGATAAGCTGGAGGAGGCGGCAGCGGCGGCCCGCATGGCCAACAAGTTCAAAAAGCGGGGTGGGCGCGTTACCCCCCCAATGATTGACCCCTCAAATATTGACCCCCCAACGGTTGAGGGGTTAACGGTTGACCCCCCAAATATTGACCCCCCAACGGTTGAGGGGTTAACGGTTGACCCCCCAAATATTGACCCCCCAATCGTTGAGGGGTCAACCATTGGTAAAAACACCCCCGTTAAGGGGTCAATGGTTGACCCCGATCCGTCAGTTAAAACAGATCCGTCAGTAAAAAGATCTTCTTGTCCGGACGCTGCGCAACCGGACGAGTCTGACCGCGATCATGATTTTTTGTCTCGTCATCCAGAGGCGGTGGTGTTCAGTGCCAAAAAGCGCCTGTGGGGCAGGCAGGAGGATCTGACCTGCGCCGAATGGATATGGGGGCGCATCCTTCGACTGCACGAACAAGCCGCTGAATACGATGGGGAGATGGTTAGGCCCAAGGCCCCCAATTGGATAGCTTGGGCTAACGAGGTGCGCCTGATGTGCGAGCTGGATGGGCGCACTCACCGGCAGATTTGCGAGCTGTTTGGCCGAGTAAACCGTGATCCGTTCTGGTGCCGCAATGTCCTGAGCCCGGCGAAGTTGCGTGAGAAATGGGATGAGCTGGTGATCCGCCTGGGGGCACCGGAAGCGGGTGTTCAGGATCGCTCACTGAAAACCCTGCTGGGAGCGGAGTGGAACACGGCGCAGGGATGGGAGGACGTGCTATGAAAAATCTGGTTTCTGCCGTACAGCGCCGGGATGCCGCCGCACTGTCCCGCATGGCTGGTCAGCCCCTGCAGGCGCGAGTGGTGAACGGCAACGCTGAAAAGCTGGTGGATGTGCTGTTTGAAAATCTGCTGCTGCTGTTCCCGGCGGCGCGCAATACGGTGTTTGGCGCGCCGGATGAGGTGGCGGCGATGAAGCGCCAGTGGATTACAGCATTCGCCGAAGGGGGGATTACGACGCTGGAGCAGGTGAGGGCCGGTGTCAGCATGGCCCGCCAACACGGCGGGGATTTCTGGCCTTCCTGCGGGCGCTTCATGGCGTGGTGCCGTGAGGGAGCGCGGGGGGCGGGTGGATTGCCCTCTGACGATGAGGTGCTGGCTGAGTTCCACCGCTATGCCCGCGATAAACACCGTTTTGCCACGCCGGAGGCGTTCGACTGGGCACACCCGGTGATGTACTGGGTGGTGCTGGATGTACGCCAACTGATGTACCGGTACAACTACACCGAGGCCGAGGTGCTGCGGGCGATCAAGGCGCAGATGAAGCAGTGGGCCAAGGACATAGCGTCCGGAAAAGTGATCCCACAGCCGGTAGTCCGAATTGCCGATTGCCGCAGGCCCAAGACGGCGGCGGAGCTGGCAGGGAACGCGGAGCATTACCAATCGGTCGGGGTCGCTGCGTTGGCAGCTATCCGCCAGAAAATGCGAGGGAATCCAGGGGAGGGAGCGGTATGAGCAGAGAGAATTCGGCTATGGCCGATGCACATTGCCGGCGGGCAGAAGAGTTGGTATCTCGCGGGCTGTATCGCCGAGCGCTTACTGAGCTGACCAGGGCGGCGGAATTTGCCGATGCGGCGCAGATAAGCAGGGTTGTGGTGCGCCGTAACGAACTATCGCGCCACGTGCGTTGTGCTCAGCGTGTCAGTGGTGATCCGCGTATGGATTACGACAACTGCGTGGGGGAGTCCTGTGAGCCTTAAATCAAACAGGGGGGCGGCCGTAGAGGCCGTTATCCCACAGCCGGTGATCAAGCTGGCGGCAGATGAGGCACCGGCGGCGGGGTTTATGCTGCGGCCTAAGTTTCAGCGCTGGGAGAGTGGTAAATACACGCGCTGGGTGAAGACACAGCCGTGCTGCGGGTGCGGAAACCCTGCCGATGACCCACATCACATCATCAATTCGGGGTTGGGATTGGGTGGCATAGGAACTAAAACGCATGATTTGTTTGTGATACCGCTGTGCCGGCGGTGCCATGACGAACTACATCGTGATATGAGTGGTTGGGAGCAGAGGAACGGCAGCCAGTTGGTGTTGTTGGTGCAATTCCTGAATCGGGTGCTGGGGATAGGTGCCATAGTGAAGGCGTAATGTGTGGAGAGCGCTGAACATGAATTTAGAGAATGCTGTGAAATTTTTTGCCCCAAAAACCCCGAGCTTGAGCGATGCGCCGAGAGCAACAGCAACAGATAGCCTTACGGGGACTGATGTTATGGCCGCTATGGGGATGTGCCAGAGTAGCGCAGAGTTTGGATTCTCCGCGTTTATGGGGAAGGTCGGCGTTAGTGTTGCAGATCGCGATCGTGCCGTGCAGCTATTGACGCAGTTTGGCATGAAGCAGTGTGACAAAGTGGCGGCTATTCGCAAACTCCCCCCTACTGTAAAGGCGAAAGTGATCGCCACCCTGGCGGCGTTTGCATACCGCGATTATTGCCGCTCAGCTGCAGGACAAGAGTTATGCGATTGCTGTAATGGCCATGGCATGATTTATCGGCAGGAGGATGTCGTTAAACACCCTGGGTACGGATCCACGTCCGCAAAGGTTGTCACAGAGCGAGTTGGCCGCATGTGCCGAAAGTGTGGTGGTAAGGGCGTCGTTTCCGCCGTATGTAATGATTGCCGTGGGCGTCGCGTCGCTATCGACCGGAAAGAGACCGAGCGTCAGGGGGTTCCGGTTCAGTGTTCATGTAAACGGTGTGGTGGTCGTGGGTATAGGCGACTTCCTGTGGCAAAGGCCTATCAAGCCATTAGCCACTACATCAATGGCCTGCCAGAGACGTCATGGCGTAATTCGTATAAGCCTCTGTATGAGAGGATGGTTGTGGAGTGTGATCGCCAAGAAACGATTGCTGACCAGCAACTGAAAAAAATCACCAGATAGGAATATGTGCTCTATTTCACAAAAGATAGCACAATGATATTGTATGTTGGCGTTTTTTGTGGAACCATGGCTCTAACGATGGGATATTTCACCCAAAGCCGTTGCAACACTGATTAAACCCGCCATTGAGCGGGTTTTTTGTTCGTAGTGCCGTAAACCTGGCTCTTTTAGAGCAGGGGGAGTATGTCAAACAATGAACTAGTTGATAGATGGTTTGACAAATCGGTAATCCCGGATTACTCCTGGGGATTTTCAGAGGTGCTAGCGCTCCTTTGTATATGTCGCTTAGTGGGTTTAATTCTTTTACCGCCATTGAGCTTTCTTTCTTTCCGTCTATCTATGTGCTCATCCCACCAATCAGGCTTTACTGATGGGACGATTCGGCAAATGTCTGCTATAGCAACAATGATATTGCTCGATTGAACTCCATCAACATGTTCGGCTAGTGAGGCTGGAACTTGTTGATGCATAGGGTCAAGTATGAAATCGACGCCTTTTATTCGAGCATGTTTAGCTGCTGGAACAAAATCGGCATCTCCTGCTATTAATACTATAACATCGACTAATTTTTCATGAGCAAGAATAGTTATATCCATGCCAAGTTTGATATCTACGGCCTTTTGTTTATATTCGTAGTAAAAATCATCATTGGTTAGATCAGACCATTGTACTTCATTTCGCAGCAGCTTTTTTAATATGTGTTCTTTAATCTGCCAATTACCTACATTAGAAAGAACACCCATGCGAAGAGCTGTTTTTCGCGTTTTTCTTAATTCTTCGTGGAGTTTTGTCCTCAAAATATTTGGCGCATGTGTTTTAAAATTTTTTGTCGCAGGAGTTTTATTCCCATCTGTAGGAAGAGGGTACTTTATCTGCTTATCAAGAGGGGGACAGTCATAATAATAAATTCGATAAAGCTCTAAAGCCTCTCGTTCAGGATGACCACCATGTGGAACTTCAACATGAAATCTGACAATACGCCAAATTATTTTTACAAGTTGTTGACTGTCAAGCTCATGATCGGGGAAATGCTTGCGTAGAAAGTAGTCGATACGGCGGATGAAGTAGCCACCATCAATTAAGACTGCTGTTTTCTTCATTAAAAATGCCCACAAAAAAAGCTCAGAACCGTTGAGTAGACCCTAAACATTATCTACGAACAGTGCTGAGCTGGTTCCGTAAATTTAGTCATTGACATTTCTTATGTCAATGGTTTTTGCACAGTAGGAATGTAAATTTTCCTCCATATCAATATATAGTGGTTGTTTGTTTCTTTGCATACTATATATAGAGACCCGTGCTTTGCTTGAAACATTATATCATGTTAACAATGACTACTTCGAGACTATCAATCAGATTCTGTATGGTTTTTACTAAAACCTAGTAGGTAGAACGATAGGTTTCGAAGAGGTACGCTGGAGTTATATCTTGTTTAACACCCACTACCAATGGTTGTTTGCTTACAATTTTTGAGCAACTACCACAGTTATCCCTAATCCTTGCCATGTGCGGGGCTTTTTCTTTTTAGCCCGTCGTAGAGCTGACACGCGATGAGATCGACGTCCTGAGATAAGCGCAGGGGGCTACCCTTTGACCCGCAGAACACGGGTTCATAACCCAATCCGGCCTTAGTACGGCTTCCGCCGCGCTGGAGCCCCTTATTCACGCCACCCGCGATCGGGAGGTGGAGACTATGAAAATGGACAAGACCCCGGATGTATGGGCAGCCCTCCTTGCGTGGTTTGCCGCGCATCGTAGCGAAATCGGGTACGCATCGCTGGCCAGTTTAATGACGTTGCTGCGTGGTGCATATACCGGCCGGCAGCCGTGGTGGCGGCGGATTATCGAAGCTGGGATGTGCGCGATATTCGCGTTTTACATCAAGGATGGCTTAACTCTGCTCGGTCTAGACCCTAACTGGGCGTCACTGGGCAGCGTCTTTATCGGGTTCCTTGGCGTCGATTTCATCCGACAGATCGCCGACAAGCGCGCCGGCATCCAGCGGCAGGAGTGATTTATGCAGAACGTTAATCCACAGCGTAGAGCCTTTCTCGATATGTTGGCGTGGTCAGAGGAAACGGATAACGGCCGACAGCCCACAAAAGACCACGGGTACGACGTTATTGTCGGTGGCTCCCTGTTTACTGATTACTCTGACCACCCGCGCAAACTCATCACGTTAAATCCCTCGTTAAAATCCACTGCCGCCGGCCGTTACCAGCTGTTGTCAAAATGGTGGGATGCTTATCGCGCGCAGCTTGGCCTGAAGGATTTCTCGCCTGCCAGTCAGGATGCCGTCGCACTTCAGCAGATCAAAGAGCGTGGCGCGCTACCGTTAATCGATAATGGCAATATTCGGCAGGCTATCGACCGTTGCAGTAACATCTGGGCCTCACTCCCTGGGGCCGGTTATGGCCAGTTTGAGCACAAGGCGGAGAGCCTGATCGCCAAGTTCAAAGAGGTAGGCGGTAAACTAAATGAGACTGCAGCATGATCGAAGTCGCTTTGTCTCTGCTCAAAAAGATCTGGCTGCCAGTGCTAATTGCTGTGGTGATTGGTGTACTGGCCTGGAGGGCTAACCACTACCGTAACAACGCCACCGAGTACAAGAAGCAGCGTGACGAGAAAATGCAAGCGCTTAGCCTGGCAAATGCCACTATCACCGATTTGCAGGCGCGCCAGCGCGATGTGGCGGCTCTCGATATCAAATACCAAAAGGAGCTGGCAGATGCCAAAGCTCAGAACGATGCTCTTCAGCGCAAGCTTGATAATGGTGGCCGGGTGCTCGTCAAAGCAAGGTGTTCAGTGCCAGCCTCGACCGAATCCTCCAGCACCACCCGCGTGGGCGATGCAACCACCGTCGAACTCTCTGACACTGCTGGACGAAATGTTCTCGGTATCCGATCCGGCATTGTCAGCGATCAAACAGCCCTGAGAACATTGCAGGAATACATCAATACTCAATGCTTGAAATGAGATATCATTCTACTTTTGGATTAAAAAGGAAGCAGAATGACTGACAGAGAGATAGCTCTTAATCAAGCACTGATCGCTGTTATTGGTGCCGTTCGTGAGAGTAGTGATGATTTTGATCGTATCGTTCAGCGGGCCGAGTCGCTGTTGATTGACAATTCCACTTATCGAATTGTAGAGCACCCTCATGTAAATAACGCTTTAACTGAAATTAAAAAAGCAGTTGAGTTCAAAAAGTAAAATAGGCCGCCTCCGGGCGGCTTTTTTAGCCCATCATAGATCAATGGTATTAACAGGTTGAGATCATCTTTGTGGGCTGCATATCAGAGTTATTACTTATGGATACTACGGTAGGCACCTGGATTAATGTGGGTGGTGTTAATGGAAAACTATCGGTTTAACAGCCATAAAAATACGGCGCAGTTCTGGAAAAATGGCATCTTGAAATATTGAGTCCCCAGTCAGTTATCTCATCCGTGTGGGGATTGAAGCTTAACGAAAAGGGTGCATTGCATCAAGCGGTGCATCTTGAGCGTAAAATCTGATAAACACCCGATCGCCGCATTTGCGGCTTTTTTTATTGTTCCTGTCAACTAGTTGGGATGGAAATAATGCTAATGTATATACACGTACGCGGACGGTATACATCCCGACGCCATTGCCAGCGTTGGTAACAGCAGCCTGGATCTTAACGTGAGTCTGCTGTCTTTGTTGGTGCAATGCAATGTGGATAAGGCCGGCATCCAGCAAATGGAGCAGGGTCGTTTATACCCTATAACGGATAAGTGAATTTTATCCCCCGCATGGGATAAAACGTATAAGCATTACAGCAGGTCTTCGATGAGGGCCTGCGATAATGCAACAGGGTCGCCATGTGCGGCCTTTTTTTCTGGAGGTATGTATGAAGAAGCCGTCACCGTTTCAATTCACGCGAGGGCGCCGCTGCAGCTATTGCGGCTCTAGAACGCACATCGTTCAATTCTGCCCGAAGACGCACGCTGGCATGGTTCGTATTGAGCAGCGTGCTGCGATGTTGCGGCAGAAAAAAGAAATGGAGGTGCGTGGTAATACCGCCGCGGAAACCAAAGGTCCATAGTCATGGCAACATTAAAGGATTTATCTGGGCAGCTTAATGCGCTACAGAAACAGATACCGTTTGCGATGGCTCAGGCGATGACGAAGGTTGTCCGTCAAATCGAATCGGCGCAGAGAACGGCTTTCGATCGCTATCTTGAAAACCCTACACCATTTACTGTGAAGTCAGTCGGATCTGTCGGTGCCAGAAAAAGTAATTTGCGTGCAAAAGTGTTTGTTCGTGATACCGCCGCTGGTTACCTCGAGCCATTCGAGTTTGGTGGAGACCATAAACTCAATAGCCAAGCTCTTTTGAACCCTAAGAACGTCAAGCTAAACAAGTACGGTAACATGCCGCGCAACAAGCTCCCTCAGCTGAAAGCAAAGGAAAATGTATTTGTCGGTGACGTAGGCGGTGTCAATGCCGTCTGGCAGCGCAGGAAGCCGATGAAGGCCAAGAAGAAACGGGCCAAGCGCTCCGCCAATGGGACCCGAAGACCTAAGCGTAAACAGCGCTCTCCGAAGCTTCTGATTCGGTTTGGCGATGCGCTACCGGTGACCCCTGTGCTGGGCTATATGGAACGCTCGCGAGCAATGGCGTCGGGTTTGCTGCCGGGCGCGATAAGCGCAGCCATTGCTGAAGCAATTCGAACAGCAAAATAGCCCCCAATATTTTTTGGGTCCTTCCTGTGACTTTTGTAAAGCACGGGCATTGCGCGCCGCGTTGTTTTCTTAGCTACAAGTTTTCAAATTTAGGTAACAGGTAACAGTTGCATTTTGTTACATGTTGAGTTTTGTCCTTGATTACAAAAAATATTCCCATCAGCTGGTTGTTACCCATGCTGTTACCTCTTCTGGTTGAGTAACAGTGTCAGGTAACAGATTAGGTTACAAGTGAGGTAACAATGAACCAGTCAGATTTTGCTCGGTTACATGGCGTTAGCCGCAAGACCGTCACGATGTGGAAAAGCCGGGGATGGCTGATCATGTCCGGCGATGATATCGATGTTGCCGCTTCAAATGCACAACTTGAAAAATATAGGAAGAGCGTTAACCGACCCGATAAACAGAAAACGTCTGTGCCAGAAAAAAAGAAAGCTGACCGGGTGTTACCTGCGCGGGGGCCGCCGAAAGAAAGTGACCTGTCATTGGAGGGGCTTGCGCGAGAATTCCTCTTCGAAAACGGTGCTGAGTTATCGCTGGATGAAGCGCGCCGAGTAAAGGAGAACTACCTGGCGTTATTGACAAAATTGGAGTTTCAGCAAAAAGACGGCCAGCTCATTGAGATGGCCGCCGCCGAGGAGGTTCTTTTCAACGCCTTTCGCCAACAGCGTGACGCCTGGCTCAACTGGCCATCCAGGGTGGCGCCTCTGATGGCTGCTGATCTGGATGTACCGGCGGACAGGATGACAGAGGTGCTGATTGAACATGTCCACAAACATATCTCAGTCCTCGGAGAGCCAGAGTTTAACCCGGCAGAAAATTGAGCGTCTTGAGCTGAGCGCCCGAAAAGGTTGGACACCGCCGCCGAGGATTAGCGTTCCTCAGTGGGCTGATGATTATCGCAAACTGGCGAAAGAGGCTGGAAGCACGTCGGGGAATTGGGAAACCTCTACTGTTGAGATCGCCCGAGGCCCGATGCTGGCAGCGACAGAATCGGGTGTCCACATAATTACGGTGATGTGCTGTACGCAGCTGATGAAAACGGCGCTTCTGGAAAATCTGTTCGGTTATTTTGCACATCTCGACCCCTGTCCGATACTGCTGCTGCAGCCGAAAGAGGAGGCTGCTGAGCAGTTCTCGAAGGAGCGTATCAGCCCACTGGTGAGGGTGACGCCAGCGCTGCGTAGAATCATCGGCGACTCAAAGCAGAAGAGCTCAAAAGAAACCATTCTCTATAAGGCGTTCACTGGTGGCTTTCTGGCGCTGGCGGGTGCCGGTAGCCCTGATAACCTTGCGCGCCGTCCTATTCGCGTTCTGCTGGCGGATGAAGTGGACAAGTATCCGATCACCCGTGAAGGCGATCCCATCGCACTGGCGGAAGAGCGAACGGCAACCTTTGGTCTTACCTGGCTGTCGGTTCGCGCCTGCTCGCCGACGGTGGAAGATGAAAGCCGGATTGCGGATAGTTACAACGATTCCGATCAGCGCCGGGCCTCGGTGGTATGCCCGCACTGCGGCCATCGTCAGTTTCCCGACTTTTTCAAGCATGTCCACTGGCCCAAAGATGGGGATAAGCATCTGACTAAATCAACCATGCTGTACTGTGAGTGCTGTGGGGCTGGTTGGTCGGAAGGGGAACGGTTAAGGGCATTACAAACCATCCGCTGGCATCAGACTCGACCGTTTGAGTGCTGTGGTGAGCGGCACTCCCCGTTGATGGAGTATGACCAGGCCTGGCGGAAGGAGGATGAGGGCAGCATTGAAAAAGTATGGATATGGTCGGAATCCGAACGCCATGCAGTATATCGCGCGATCTGCCCGGACTGCGGTCGAGACTCTGTCGATAACCATCATGCCGGGTATCAGGCATCCAAGCTCTTCAGCCCATGGCAGAAAGATAAGCCATCTGATATTGCTGAGAAATATCTCAAAGCAAAGGGAGATCCAGATAAAGAGCAGGCTTGGTGGAACACCCAGATGGGGCTGCCGCATAGGCCAAACCACGGCAAGCAGTTGCCGGTGGATATCCTGCTTGCCCGCCGGGAGGTTTTCCCGGCGAAAGTACCAGATGGGGTGGCCCTGCTCACTGCTGGCATTGACACCCAGGACGACCGCTTTGAAATTGAGGTCATTGGCTGGGGGAAAAATGAGGAATCCTGGTCCATTTCCCATGATGCCATTTATGGCGATCTGGAAACCGATGAGCCATGGCGACGACTTGATGCGTATCTGAAGCAGGTATGGCGCCGGAATGATGGTAGGGGGCTGACTATTATGGCGGCTTGCCACGACTCCGGTGGACACCATACCCAGAAGGTTTATGAGTTTGCGAAAGAACGCCTCCTGCGCCGTATCTGGGCCATCAAGGGAGAGTCAGCCCAAGGAGGGAAGCGTAACCCTGTATGGCCCACTAAGCGGCCATCATCGAAGAGCAAAGCTCAGTTCAGGCCAATAATTCTGGGGGTGAACGCCGCCAAGGATGTGATCCGCGGGCGGCTGCATATCGAACCACCTGCACCGGGCATGCCCGCTCCTGGGTATATGCATTTCCCAGACGATAGAGATATTGGTTATTTCAACCAACTGCTGGCGGAAAGGCTTGTATATAAGGTGGTTGCAGGCCAGCGATTCAGCGTGTGGGATCCTATACCCGGTCGGGCAAACGAAGCTCTTGACTGTCGGGTATATGGTTATGCAGCTCTTTGCGGGCTGATGCACATGGGTCTCAAACTTAACGTGCGCGCAGCAAACCTTGAAGCTAATCCAGATAAGTTCCTACCGGCATCTACCGTACCGGAAGAAAGTATCAGCTACGAATTGCCGGGAGCTGTTGCTGTTATTGAGGATCACACTCCAACCAAGCGTAAGCGATTATCAAAACTCCTGCCGCAATAAGGACAACTATGTTTAACCGGAACACCAGTCTGCTTGCTGGCGCGATGACTGATGAGCAGCTCAGGGCTGCGCTCGCCAAAGCCCAGCAAGCCTACATCGATTTAGCGACCGGGAGTCACGGTGTTTCATTCTCCTATTCCCAGGGAGATGGAACGCGATCCGTGTCCTACCAGCAAAGTACCTTGGCTGACCTGCTGGCGCTGATCCAGCTACTACAGGCTCAGCTGGGCATTATCTCGCGCCCGCGTAAACCAGCGAGGTTTCGATTCTGATGAACAAAGTACAGATACTGGGGCCAGACGGTCAGCCTGTACGCCCCGCGCGCCCATCTATGCTGGTAGGTAGCAGCCGCGTACCTTATGACGCGGCGGACTCGTTCAGTGACCAGTTGGCGAACTGGCAGCCAGCGCTTTGGTCGCCGGATAACGAAATCAACATCTACCGGGATCGGATTGTTTCCCGTGCGCGGGATCTGGTTCGTAACGATGGCTGGGCTAACGGTGCGGTGACCCGGCTGCTGGATAATGCTGTCGGCGCAAATTTTCGCCCTGTCATGAAACCGGATCACCGGGTGCTCAGAATGATGACCGGCAACGCTTCATTCGATGCTACGTGGGCTGAGGAATATGGTAAGGCGATGGAGGCACACTGGCGAACGTGGGCATATGACCCTGGGCGCTACTGTGATGCCGAGCGAAAGCTGACGGTGCCTCAGGTGCTGCGGCTGGCATTCCGCCATAAGTTAATCGATGGCGATGCGTTGCTGGTACTTCAGTACCGGACGGATCGATTAGGGCGCGGTCGTGGGCGCTATGCCACCACGGTGCAGGTTGTTGATCCTGATCGTCTTAGTAACCCGCAGCAGAATTTCGATATGCCGAATATTCGAGGCGGCGTAGAGATTGACGCTGACGGTGCGCCGGTGGCCTACCACATTCGTGAAGCACATATCGGTGACTGGTGGAGCGGTGCTAAAACCATGACTTGGCGGCGCATCCCGCGTGAGACTGAATGGGGGCGCCCGCACGTAGTTCATGATTTTGATCATGAACGTGGTGCTCAGCATCGTGGTAACGGCATCCTGACACCCGTTATTCAGCGTCTGAAAATGCTGGTTAAGTACGATCAGAGCGAGCTCGAGGCTGCCATTCTCAACGCTATTTTTGCAGCCTATATCGAATCGCCCTATGACCCGGCGATGGTGCAGTCGGCGATGGGTGAAACCTACGATGAGTCTGAGCTGGGGGTTTATCAGGATGGGCGTGTCGAATTTCACAGTGACCGGCGTCTGACGCTACAAAATGGCGCCCGCATGCCCATTTTATACCCCGGTGAAAAGATCACTACGGTCAATGCGGCGCGGCCCTACAGCAACTTTGAGGTGTTTGAATCTGCCGTGCTGCGTAATTTCTCCTCTGGCACCGGCTTATCGCCACAGCAGGTCACGCAGGATTGGTCTGATGTTAACTACAGCTCCGCGCGATCTTCGCTGCTGGAGGCCTGGAAGACACTGACCCGGCGGCGCGATGACTTTGCCATGGGAACCGCACAACCCGTGGTGACCGCTTTTGCTGAAGAGGTACATGACAATGAGGATTTACCTCTGCCTGCCGGTGCACCGGATTTTGTCGACGCCAGAGCTGCTTATTCCCGTGCTCGCTGGATGGGACCAGGCCGCGGCTGGGTGGATCCGGTTGCAGAGAAGAAAGGCGCCATTCTGGGTCTAGATGCCGGACTTTCCACCCTCGAAATTGAGGTGGGTGAGAACGTAGGTGAGGACTGGGAAGAGGTGCTCGATCAGCGCCAGCGTGAAATTGATGCCTGCAAGAAACGCGGCCTGCCGTTACCAAGTTGGGCGCAGGCTGATGTATTTGCGCCTGAAACGATTAAAGATCCGGAGGAAAAGTGAATCTACCTCATCTTGCCCAGCGGTTGTTTAACACGCCGTTAGCCCTTCACCCGAATAAAGCCGATGTCATTATGGCGGCCGTTATGGATCGCTTCGGAATCACTCGGATCGAAACCTCGCTGGTGATGGAGGATGACGATGGGTACGGCTACGACGACACCCGAGGGCGGGAAACCCGGAGCGACCTAGGTTATGACAATGTAGCCGGCATTGCGGTGATTTCCATCTGCGGAACCCTGGTCCAAAAGCTCGGCAGCCTGCGGCCATACAGTGGCATGACGGGTTACGATGGTATTCGCCAGGCGTTTTTGTCCGCACTCGCCGACCCGGATGTGAAGGGTATCTGCCTGGATATCGACTCACCTGGGGGAGAGGTGGCAGGGTGTTTCGACCTGGTGGACGAAATCTACAATGCCCGCGGTAAAAAGCCGATTCATGCCATTCTGACAGAGAATGCCTATTCAGCAGCGTACGCGATTGCCAGTGCCGCTGACCGGATTTCGGTTCCCCGCACTGGCGGCGTGGGGTCGGTGGGCGTAATCACCATGCACCTTGACTGGACGCAGCGTATTAAAGATGACGGCCTGAAGGTCACTATCGTTACTTTCGGTAGCCGGAAAGCGGAGGGCTCTCCATATCGTGAGCTGTCAGAAGATGCGTTAGCGGCTATTCAGCATGATATCAACACCATGGGGGAACTGTTCGTTAATACCGTTGCTCGCAACCGCGGGATCAGTGCAAAGATCATCAAAAACACGCAGGCCGCCTGTTTTATGGCTGTCGATGGTGTGGAGCTTGGACTGGCGGATGAGGTATGCCCTCCTGATGCTGCGTTCAGACATTTACTTCAAGTAACAGGAGATTGAGATGGCGAAGAAAACTTTTAATTTCGCTCACCTAATGGGGTTTGGAAAGTCAGCCTCGGAGAAAGATGAGGACAAAAAATCCAAAAAAGCGAAGGCTCGTAAGGCAGAAGAAGACGAGCGTGATGAAGACGCCGAGGACGACGAGCGTGATGAGGACGCCGAAGACGACGAACGCGACGATGATGCTGAAGATGACGGTGATGATCCGGATGCATCTGAAGACGATGATGCCGAAGACGACGGCGACGATCGCAAAGAAAGCAAAGCCGCGAAAACTGCCCGCGTCGCCGAGCGTAAACGCTGCTCTCGTATCTTTGGTAGTCAGCATGCAGCAGCGAATCCGTCACTAGCTGCGTCTCTGGCATTCAACACAGGGATGAGCTCTGCAGCTGCGATTAATATTCTGGACTCTACCGTGCCGGCATCACAACCAGCTATGTCGCGTAAGCGTTCGCTCGACCAGCGGATGCAGGAAAGTCACCAGGTCAGACTTAATCCGGATGGCGGACAGAAAGAGAGCGGTAAGTCTGCGCTGGTAAGTAAAATGACCAGTCTCTACAACTCCACTCGGGGGGAAAAATAATGGATCAGTTTGGTCAGAATGCATTTGCGCCCGGCATGAAGAGCGCATTGTTTGTACCGGATCAGCTCGTAGCTGGCACACTCCAGCTGGTAACTGACACCGGGGTCATTACTGGGGGCGCGTTTAAGCGTGGCACTGTGCTGGGGTTGGTGACCGCCAGTGGCAAATATACGCAATGTGTGAAAACAGCTGAAGATGGCAGCCAGGCACCTGTGGCTATTCTGGCTGATAATGTTGATGCCTCATCGTCTGATCAGAACGGTGGCCTGTATCTGATGGGTGAGTTTAACCAGCATCGAGTGATTTTTGATAACTCTTGGACAGTTGCCGATCTGAAAAAATCGCTCCGCCCGCTGGCTATCTTCCTGAAGGACAGTGGCCAGGCACCTGTAACCACCTCCTGAGAAACACCCCCACAGGTGTGGGGCATGCCCTGATTTCCCTCATATCTCTCCTGACGAATGCTTTAACCGGCAGGGATTTGATCATCTAAATTTTTGCCAGCGCTTGGCTGGCACTATCAAGAGACTGAATATGCAAAATATTTATGATACCAGTGTGCTGGTGCAGGTCGTTCCTAACCTGAAAACCAGTCAGAACTGGTTGCTCGATCGCTTCTTCCCGAATGTCGTGACTTACGAGACTGAAGAAGTGGCGATCGATGTTGATGTTGGCCTGCGTCGTATGGCGCCGTTCGTATCCCCACTGGTGGAGGGTAAACTGGTCGAATCCCGTAAATACCAGACCAACACCTTCAAACCGGCTTACATCAAAGATAAGCGCGCGCCGGATCTGCGTAAGCCTATCCGCCGCCAGATTGGTGAGCGTATTGGTGGGGAATATACCGCCGCCGAGCGCGAAATGCTGAACCTTCAGTTTGAAATGACTGACCAGATTGACATGATCAACCGTCGCCTGGAGTGGATGGCTGCCAGTGCGCTGGTATCCGGCACCGTTACCGTAGCCGGGGAGGGCTATGAAACTAAAGTGGTTAATTTCGGGCGTTCTCCTGATCTGACCATCACCCTGAGCGGATCGGATAAATGGCCGCTGACCGTGGCCGCGGGTACTACCAACACCCAGCCTTCGGACGATATTGAAATTTGGCAGACTACTTTCCTGAAAGAGTCCGGCTCTGTCGCCACGGATCTGGTATTCACGAATAAGGCATGGCGTGCATTCCGACTGGATACCACCATCAAGGATAATGCCATCACGTTCCCGGCATTGAGCCCGTTTGGTAACCAGATCAACGCCGGCCCACAGGCGACGAAGGGCGCTATCTACAAAGGGCGTTGGGGCAACTTTGATCTCTGGTTATATAACGACTGGTTTATTGACCCGCTGGACAACGTCGAGAAACCCATGATCCCCGATGGCGCTGTCATTATGAGTGGTGCCGATCTGATGGGTACCCGCGCCTTTGGCGTTATCCTGGACCCGGCATTCAACTACGGTCCATTGGCCTATGCGCCAAAATCCTGGGTGAAAGAAGATCCGGCCCAGCGTCTCATTTTGATGCAATCATCACCGCTGGTCATCCCGAGCCGGGTAAATGCATCCCTCTGCGCAACGGTGGTGTGATATGGCAAAAAAAATAAACAATCCGGTACCTGTCTCCGATGATTTGAATGCCGAAGGTATTGTCCCAGAAATGGGCGCATCTGCTGATAAGCTGAATGCTTCAGTGGGCGCCGGAGAGCGTGATGATGTTGATGTCATCATGGATGATGAGCCGGAGTTCGTCGTACTGAAGGGCAACAGCATCCGTCACAATGGCGAGGTCTACCGGGAAAATAGCACCATTCCGGTCGCTGGCCAAGACGCAGAACGCCTGCTGCAGGCGGGAATTATTGCCGACGTTCGCGAACTGCGCCAGCGCGCGCTGGCTTCTCAGTCATCGGTCACTGTCACGGCGGGGTAATGTCATGGGCGTGGACTGGGATTTACACCTCCTGAGCCCGCTGCATGGCATCTTTGGCGATGAGCAGGAGTACCGCCCCAGAAACGGCGCTCCCTTTCTGATTCACGGCATTTTCGACCGTGGTTACGCCCAGGTAACCGAGAACCTGGACGGTGATTCAGCGATCAATACCACGAGCCCGGTGCTGGGGGTGCGAGATGCGGAGTTTATCGACTCCAGCAGGCAGCTCCCCGCGGTGTCCGATCGTGTGTTCGTCAGAACCGTAGGCGGAAAACCGATAAATCAGCTGTTCGTTGTGACCAACGTTGAACCGGACAGCCATGGCGGATCAAAACTTGTACTTAACGTAGTGAAACAGCGATGAATGCTTCAGATATTCGAAAGATGGTAGTCGTAGCGCTTACTGGCACTACTGATGCGGAGGATCGTGTCTTTTCCCCGCGTGACTGGCCAACGTCATCGGTAGTTTATCCCGCTTTACTGATTCAGACTCCTTTCGACCATAAAAAGGCGATGGGGCGGAGCACGCCGTCGTTTACCACTGTAACGACCGTCCGTATTACTGGCCGGGTTCAGGAGTATGACGGTGAAACGGATGATGATGGCGCTATGCGCGCAGAGGTCGCTCTGGAGGATCTGCGTGAACAGGTAGAGCGAGCTGTTATCAACAGTTATGAATTGACCCGGAAAATACAAAAGTACGCCGAAGTTCGCTCAACGATCAACGTTGATGCCGATGGCGAGGCTCATATGGGGCAACTGCTGTATGAGATTGATATCGAACATTACCAGGGGCCGGAAGATTTCTATCCGGTTGAAACGGCTCCTCTGGAGGGGATAGATATCACGATCGTAATGCCGGATGGTGCCCCGCAGACTGGGGTTAGTATCAACCTTCAGGAGTAAATCATGTTTGTAAAACCGAATAATGGGCTCAGCGTTCGCTGTCCCATTAAGGGATCCCTTTTGCCGAAAGATGGCGCAGAGGTCCCGGATAATACCTTCTGGCGACGTCGCTTAAGTGATGGCGATGTGGTTGTCGTGAAGTCGAAAGCAACTGCAAAAACGGATGCGAATAAAAAACCGGGAGGTGCTGAATGACGGTTCCATTCGCTCGAGTGCCTGATAGTCTGCGCGTGCCGCTTTTCTATGTCGAGTTTGATAACTCGATGGCGAATAACGCCACAGCCACGCAGCGTACTCTGCTGATCGGTGGGATGCTCGCTACTGGTACGGCAACCGCCGGTATTCCTGAGCGTGTATCTTCTGATGACGCGGTCGGCGAGATGACTGGGAAGGGAGGCATCCTGCAGAGCATGATGACGGCGTATCAGAAAAATGATACCGCCGCCGAAATCTGGATCCTTCCCCTGGTAGAAGACCCTGATTCCATGGTTGTTGCAACAGGTACCGTCAAAGTGACCAGTGCGCCAACGGCAACCGGGGTCATTTCGCTGTACATTGCCGGCGAGCGCATTCAACTGACTGTGGTGGCGACGGATACGGCTGCTGCGATCGCCACCGCTCTGACCGCGGTGATTAACGCAAAAACCACGCTTCCGGTAACTGCCAGCGCAGCTGCCGATACTGTCACCCTGACGGCAAAAAACTTTGGTTTTATCGGCAACAATATTGATATTCGTCTGAACTATCTCGGTTTTCCTGGTGGGGAGTCCACGCCTACTGGTATGGAGCTGACCATTACGGCTATGAAGGGTGGCGCCAGTGCACCGGATATCACCGGTGCGCTGGCCAACCTGCAGGATCGGACGTTCGACTTCATCGTTAACCCTTATGACGACACCACGTCACTGGATGCGATAAAGGCGTTCCTTTCAGACGTTGGCGGTCGCTGGGCATGGGATAAGCAGTTGTATGGCCATTCATTTGGCACAACTACCGGAACGTACGCACAGCTCGGAACGAAAGGCGAGGTACGAAATAACCAGCATGAAACGCTGATGGGGGTCAATAAGTCGCCGTCGCCCCCTTGGGTATGGTCTGCCGGGTACACCGGCGCTGCGGCGGTCAGCTTACGTAATGATCCGGGGCGCCCTGTGCAGTCACTGTCTATCCAGGGGGTTCTGGCTCCGGCACTACAGGATCGCTTTGAGATCACCGAGCGCAATAACCTGCTGTACAGCGGTATTTCGACGTTCACGGTTGATGATGATGGCACGGTGCGCATTGAAAACCTGATCACGACCTACCAGAAGAACAGCTACGGTGATACGGATGATAGCTACCTTGAGGTCGAAACGCTCTTCAGCCTGATGTTTGTTACCCGCTACCTGCGCACGGCGGTAACTAGCAAATTTGGTCGCATGAAGCTGGCGGCCAATGGTACCCGCTTTGCCCCCGGTGCTGCGATCGTCACGCCGAATATCATCAAGGCTGACCAGATTGCGGAGTATGGCAACCTGGTGTGGAACGGGTATGCACAGGACAAGGCGGCGTTTGCCAAAAATATCATTGTTGAGCAGAACGCCAAAAACCCGAACCGCGTCGATGTTCTGTGGCCGGGAACCCTCATAAACCAGCTGCGTATTTTTGCGCTGCTCAACCAGTTCCGTACGCGGGCTGAATCAACAGGAGCATAAGCGATGGCAGGTAATACGACTAACCGCCTGGCCGGAACCGCGTACGTAACGGTGAACGGGGTGACGGTGATGGTGGAGGGCTCGTTTAAGTATCAGCCATCCAAAGTTAACCGCACCACTCTGACGGGGATGGATGGTGTGCACGGGTACAAAGAAAAACCTGTGGCGCCGTACATTTCCGCACGGCTGCGCGATAGCGGTGGGACTAACGTTCTTGGCTTTAACGAGCAAACCAACGTCAACATCGTTGCTGAGCTGGCAAATGGTAAAACGATTATTGGTGAAGGGCTCTGGACGGTAAACGTTCAGGAAGTGGAGAGCGAAGATGCGGTGTTTGATGTTCGCTGGGAAGGCCGGGAAGTAACGGAGAACTAAGATGGCAGAAATTGAACGAGTCAAAACTATTACGCTATCGGTTCCGCTTGAAGATGTGGTGCAGAAAACCCGCTATGAGCAACTGGAGCTGAAAGCCCCGACGCTCAGCCAGGCAGAGCAGTTTTACGAAAAACAGGCTGCCTCTACCTCATTGGCGGCCATGCGTCTGCTTATCTCGCTGGTGTCTGGTACACGTGAAAGCGTGCTGCAGCCGATGGACTTCATTGATTTTCGCAAGTGTGAGGAGTACCTGCTCAGTTTTTTGACCTGGAAGCCCTGACAGCCTGGCAGGAGGATGCAGCTGACGTCACGTTTTACTTTCGCTGGACAGAGGATAGGGCGTGGGGGATGACTCACGCCCGATTGAAATGGTGGGTAGCCCAGGCATCCCGTATCAACAAACTCAGGAAACCTGAAGACGATGAGTAATGTCTTTGATTTTGAGGTAGTGGCCAATGATCAGGTCAGTGATGCTATTGACCGCATTAACGAGGCCATTCGTGCTCTTGAGCCTAAGCTCGATAAAACGAGAGAAGGGCTTCAGTTAGGTGGGCAGGAGACAGTTGATGGGTTGAATGGCTTTATCTCGCGTTTTGAAAATCTGTCTAAAGCGGCCAGAGATAATGTGCAGCTTATTGGGGATATGGTTCCTCCCTTGAAAATGGTAGGGGAGTTATCTGGCAAGTTGGGAACACTGGGGATTGTTGGCGCTGTCGGGTACGGGCTTAAAAAGGTTGCTTATGGCTTTCGTGAGGCGTCCAGAGAGGCATATAACCTGGACGTTTCCGCGAAAAATGCGGGTATGCGTGTTGAGGATTTTTCCCGTCTGGCTGGTGCGATGCGAGTCTTAGGTGCCGATAGTGAAAGTGCCAATACATCCATTGACGGGGTGGCGAAGACGCTGAAAGAGGCTGCCAGTGGCGCTAATGGTCAAGTTCTTGGCGCTCTTGTGCAGATCGGGGTCCAGATACAGAAAAATAATGATGGCTCTGTTGATACGCTGAAAACGTTACAGGATATCGCTCAAGTGTTTCCTACATTACGGCCTGAGCAGCAGAAGTCAGTTGCTGATGCCCTTGGGCTCACACCAGAAATGTTGGCGTTAATGCGCGAAGGTGAGCGCATGAAAACGCTCCTGGCTAAATCTGATGAGATTGGGCTGACCATCGATCCTGAGCTCAATAAAGAGCTCGGTGACATTAATGGCACGATGAATGAACTCAGCGCCTCATGGGATGGTTTGTGGCAGCGTTCAAAGAATAAGGCGCTGAAAGCGTTACTCTCTGATGGGTCAGTGAAAGATGGTCTGGAGGGGGTTACCGATCTTTTAACCAACGGTGATCTAACCGGATTATCGCATGCAGCTGGTTTTGTTAGTACTGAAAATACAAATAAAATACGTAAAATACAAGGAGATAAAGGGTTTTATAATAGCCTTCCTTGGAGTGATCGGGCGATGGTTAATGCAGGCCTTATGACTGATGGCGTCAGAAAACAATATGATTCACACTATCGCGCAACAGATCTTGCTCAACAGTTGCAGGGGGATATAGGTGCTATTAGCCGCCAACCGGTTTCTAGGGGAGATTACTCACCATATAATCAGGGGGGGAAGTATGACAGTATTCTTGATGAGGCTGGCAAAAAATATGGCGTTGATCCCCGCCTGCTAAAAGCCATTATGACCCAAGAATCACGTGGTAACCCTAATGCTGTAAGTAGTGCTGGTGCCCAAGGGCTTATGCAGATAATGCCATCAAACTTCAGGGCTACAGGAGTCACAGATTGGAGAGATCCGCGGCAGAACATAATGGCTGGCGCACAGATTCTGTCTGAAAATCTGAAAAAATCTGGCGGGGACGTTCCACTTGCACTGCGTTACTATAATGGTGGGTATGATACTCGAAGGTGGGGACAGCAAAATCAAGCGTACCCAGTAACTGTACTTGGTCATTATCAGCGGATCATAGGAAGGGAATCCAATCAAAGTGACGCTCAATCAGAGGGGGGCGCCGATGGACGAAAAAGGGAAGGTGGTATTATACAACCAGCTTTGCCAGAAGGAGGCGATAGGCAAGTGTTTGTAGATAACATTACTCGTTCATTCAAGAGTGCCATGGAGGAGCAAAAGGTGAAGCTTGAAATCACGATGGTAAGCGATAAGGGAAAACGCAAAACTTATAACGTTGAAAATAATGGCCGAATAACAACGGCGATGAACTATTAGTGATGGCCGTTTCTGATGTAATAAATATTGACTATAGCTTGGTTGTGATAAAAACGATAGATGGCCGCACGTTAATTATTTCTAAATCTCAAGATAGGTTTTCAGTGCGTGAATGATTTTATTAGTTAATTGAATGTAAAAGCTGTCAATCTGGCAGCTTTTTTGTTTGTGGGGAGAATATGCCAATTATTCAGGATGTAATTACCTCCCTAATGGGGGGCGGTGTCAGTGATGACTGGCAGAGTAAACTGCGCGCCAGTTCGTTTCGCGGAGTTCCGTTTGCCGTCGTTATGGAGGAGGGTAGCCATGGACGTCGTCAGGCCGTGCATGAGTATCCTTATCGTAATTCCGCCTGGATTGAGGACATTGGCCGTGGAGTCCGCCGTTTTGTTCTCCGTGGATTTATTATCCAGAACAGTCAGATCTATGGTGGCGGGGATGTTATCACTCAGCGCCAGTCATTGATTGCTGCCTGTGAAACAAAGGGAAGCGGCACATTGGTTCATCCGACGCTCGGTGAATTAACCGTTTCCATTCCAGAGAATGGTTTACGTATTTCTGGCTCACAAGAAAACGGAAGAGTATTTGAGTTCACCCTAATAGCTATTGAGTCAGGACTTAAAGTATTCGCTATCACGGACAGTACCACGGCAGGTGATACGGTAAATACTAACTACCTGAAGCTGGTTAGCTCGACGCTCGCCAGTACGCTCACTAGGATAAAGGGAGAAATCCGCGGTGTTACGCAGGCGATTAACATTATTAAAGGTACCGTCACGTTCTGGGCTAGCATGGTGGACAGCACCATCAGTGAAGTTACAAATCTCAGCAACGTCCTGAATTCCACCTTTGGTAATACCCGATATGGTCGTTACAACAAGGGCGCGGTCGGCGGCAGCGCTTCTGCTGTTTCCGGTAATGCGTCAACCAGGGATGTAGGGGACGATCATGCTCTCGCGAATCAGGTGATCGCGCAATCAGTGATGGACCGGAAAAACATCACTGATACGGTGGAACACCTCAACAACGCCTCGGCCCCGGATGACTTTGTGCAGGGGATCGCCGATGTCGTGAATGCCATCATTGTCAGTGCCGGCAGTATGAATGACCGGATTTCAGCGCTGGAGAAACTGGCCAATGCCATTAGTACGGAATACCAGCAATCCGACAGCAGCAAGGCGATATCATCCACTATAAACACACTGATCGTTGTGTTGTGCTCGGGGGCCATGACCCGCGTGGCTGCCGATGCCAGCCCGACCAGCCGCGATGAGGCTGAAGCGATAACGCAGCGGGTCTCCGTTCAACTTGATACGGCGCTGATACTGACTGGAGACCGTGCTGAAGATGGTATGTATGGGGGCCTGTTTGCCGTCAGATCTTCCTTCTTGGCTACGATGAGTGACCGCGCATCTGGACTGAGCGAGCTGATTCAGGTCACGATGGCTCAGCCTCTTCCTGCGCTGACGCTGGCTAACCGACTGTATCAGGATGCCATCCGTGCGGATGAACTTGTGCAGGAGGTCCGCGTTCCGCATCCGGCATTTATGCCAACAACTATGAAGGTATTAAGGCAATGAGTGCAGACAGCGATCAGGACGTCGTCTCGCTGACGATCGGCGGGAAAATCATTGAGGGTTGGGATTCTGTCCGGGTGACTCGCGGTATCGAACGGTTTCCCTCAGATTTCGATCTCGGCCTGATGGATTACTTCCCCGGTAACGATAAGCGTCAGCTTGTGGAAGAGGGGATGCCATGTTCCGTCCGTATCGGGAATGATCTGACACTGACGGGATATGTGGATGACTGGGAGTCGTCAATATCGCGCTCTCGCCACGAGGTGCGCGCGACAGGGAGAAGCAAATGCCAGGATCTGGTGGATTGTTCCGCCGAGTGGCCCAATAACGTCATCAATGGCGGTAATGCGCTGGAAATCGCCATGCGGCTGGCGTCGTATTACGGCATCAGTGTCTCGGCGGATGTGAGTGACTTGATTAAGGTTCCGCAGTTCACGCTTAACTGGGGGGAATCACCACAGGAGATTATCGAGCGGGTAGCGCGTTGGTCAGCCCTGCTTTATTACGATCAACCTGATGGTAACCTGCTGTTGACCCGCGTCGGTACGTATCGTGCCGCCAGCGGTATTGCCGAGGGTGTGAACGTTGAGCTGGCATATTACCGCAAATCGATGGCTGACAGGTTCTCTGACTACGTTGGCGTATCGATGGGCATTGCCCCGGTAGCCGGATATTCGCCAGATATGGCGTATGACTCTGTGACCCTGGCGACAGCTGGGGATCCGGAAGCTGCCCGCATGCGCTACCGGAAGCACATTTCCATTATTGAAAGTACGATGATGGCATCACAACAGGCACAGCGCGCTATCGAATGGGAAATGAATCGCCGGTATGGCCGCTCAAAGTTGCTAACCGTGACGATCGATTCCTGGCGGGATGAGGGCGGTAAGTTGTGGGAACCTAATACCCTTATCCCGGTGAATATACCGACATTCCACCTACTGGATACCGAGTTGTTGCTGGCCGATGTCACTTACATGCGAGATGACAACGGGACGCATGCGCGCATGACACTGATGCCGCCGGAAGCGTTCGCTGTTCAGCCATACGCCTTCTACCAGCAGCTTGCGGGGTTTAATACATGAATCAGCTATTCAGGCGAACGGCCGCCCGGATCTCCGGCATGCTGGGCATTGGCCGGGTAACCGTGCAGAAGGACGGCGGTGTTGTGCAGACCCTTCAGTACCAGACGCCGCTTGAAGTTGCCAGCGCGCCGCGGCTTGCCGAGTTTGGCTTTTCCTCCGGGCTGCCGAAAGGCACCGATGTGGTTCTGGCCTTTATTGGAGGTGACCGCTCAAGTCCGGTGGTCATTGCCACGAATCACCAGGGATTCCGGCGTACTGGGCTGAAAAATGGCGAAACCGTTATCTACAGCCAGTGGGGGCAGGAGGTGCTGTTGACCAAAGATGGGGTATTTGTCGACGCGAATGGCAAGGATGTAGAAGTCAACAACGCCACAAACGTGACCATTAATGCCAGCGAGGGGATTCTGGCAAACACCCCACTTCTGAGATGCACTGGCGATATTGTGGACAATTGCGAAACCAACAGCAGAACGCTGAAAGACCTGCGGGAGGCACACAATGACCACAATCACCTGGTTAAAAATACCCAGAGAGGCAATGACAATATCTACAGTGAAAAAACCGATGAGGTGGTGACATGAGTGACATTGCCTCTTTCTGGAGTGTGGATGAGATGGTTGCCGACTGGAGGGCAGGCCCTGGAGCGCTCACTACAGGGTACGATTTACAGACCGCGATATTGGATAGCTTGTTTACCGACCGGCTGGCGCGCGCGGATGATGATTATGAAGACAACGATCGCCGTGGCTGGTGGGGGGATTCAGGCGATGAATCGCAGCTCGGATCCCGGCTGTGGTTACTCCGAAGGCAGAAACTGACGACTGACGTGGCGAAAAGAGCGGAGGAATATGCGCGCGAGGCCCTTGCCTGGCTTAAGGATGATGGCGTGGTCAGCGATGTTATCCCTACTGCGCAGATCGTCATGCCGAACCGCCTGAACCTCACTATCCGGTATCTGGCACCGGGCAAAGACTGGCAAGAATTCAGGTTTTACTGGATATGGGAGCAACGATAATATGCCGTTTAAACGACCGACACTCAGCGAACTGCGTGACGGAAATCGGAAGTTTATGCAGGCGGAATTGGAGGATGTTGGCGCGCTACTGCGCTTCGCTAACTTGAAAGTGCTCGCCGACATGGATGCCGGGATGGGGCATCTGCACTATGCCTACTTAGACTATATTGCCCTGCAGACTACCCCGTTCACTTCTACCGATGAGTTTCTGGCGGGGTGGATGGCTATGAAGCAGGTTTTCCGTAAACCAGCCATGGCCGCGAAGTCACAATCGGCACAGGCCACCGGTGCCGCTGGCAGCATTATTCCGGCTGGCACGATCCTGAACCGTGGCGACGGTTACCAGTACCGCACAGACTCAGAGCTAAAAACCCAGGCAGATGGATCTGGTGTTGTACCAGTGACTGCCATACTGCCTGACATTACCAACGATGTAACAGGCGGAGGGGCGCGCGGCAACGCTGATGCAGGGACCATGCTGACCCTAGACGCCAATATTGCCGGCGTGGATCCGCAGGTAACGTTATTGTCTGCTGCAACTGGTGGGGCGGATATTGAAGGCGAAGACGAATTCCGCCGCCGTGGCCTGCTGGCGTGGCAGAATCCGCCACAGGGCGGCAGCGATACCGATTATAAAAAATGGGCGCTTGAAGTGCCTAACGTGACCCGTGCGTGGGTAAAACGGCGCCTGAATGGGGGAGGGACCGTTGGGGTGTATATCATGTGTAATCGGAATGCCAGCGGCGGGTTTCCAGTCGGCTCCGACGGGATATCACAATTGGAGGACTGGGGGGCTGTCAGAGCCACCGGGGACCAGTTGGCTGTCGCCGATCACATCTACCCTCAGCAGACTGACACAGCGATCGTTTTTGTGTGCTCTCCGATCCCGAAAATTATCGACGTCGAAATTGCAGGGCTCAAGAATGCTGACAGCGCCACTGTACAGGGCATCAGGGATGCGCTCGCCGCGTTGTTTTTTGAAGAGGCCAATCCTGATGGCTCCGGTAAGGTCTATCTCTCGGATATCAACAAGAGCATTGGAGATGTTAACGGAACGACGGGTTATATCCTGAATTCTCCGACTGCCAATATTGCGTTTGCAGTTGGCGAAATTCCGGTGTTGGGTGAGGTGCGCTTTGTATGAGCCTCTTTTCGAAAGATGATTACGCCGGTGCACTGGGGGCGCTACTGCCTACCGGCAGGGCGTGGCCTAGGGCGTCAAAAACAGTTCAGTCGGCGGTTTTGCGCGCTCTGGGAAGGGCATTCCAGCGTTCGGATGACGATGCGGTAAATCTCATCTCCGGGGCATTCCCGCCCACTGCGACCAGCATGCTTCCTGAGTGGGAGGCTACGCTTGGTCTTCCGGATGACTGCTCCATCGGTGAGATCGATGGTGTCAGCGATCGCCAGCGCATGGTGGTGGCAAAGCTAATCAGTACCGGCGGCCTGAACCGGGATTACTATATCCATATTGCCGCAACGCTGGGGTATATCATTACCATCACTCAGTTTCGCCCCTCGATGTGCGGTATGTCTGCGTGTGGTGATGCCCTGAACGGTGATGAGTGGCCTTTTGTCTGGCGGATCAATGCGCCGGAAACCACCATTAAATATGCGCGGTCTGGAGCCTCATATTGTGGTGATCCCCTAGCTTCATGGGGAAATAAGCAATTAGAGTGTGCGCTCACTAAAATTGCCCCCTCTCATCTGCATCTTATTTTTAGTTACGTATAACCGATTGTAATAATGAATATTTTGTATTTTATCGCTTAATATAGTGAGGATGACTTATGCTCAGAATCGGGCAGGTTGAATCTACAGCAACACCAGGTGGCCAGTATACGGATGGCAATGTTGCTGGTGGCATCGCTGCAACACGACTGCGTGCCGCTGCTTTTAATGCCATACAAGAGGAGTTGGCTAACATCGTAGAGTCAGCTGGAATATCCCTCTCTCCTGATGATTCGAATCAGGTTCTTACAGCATTAAATAAACAGTTTCAAGCCAGTGACGCCACCTTAACGGCGTTAGCAGGCCTAGCGACAGGCGCTAATAAACTCCCGTACTTTACCGGGACAGACACCGCCGGTCAGACTGATCTCACTCAGGTCGGGCGGGACATCATCGGTAAAGCCAGCACTGATGCGGTTCTACAATACCTTGGTTTACTGGAAACGATAAGTCAGGCAGCTAACGCCATCCCAAAAACAAGAACCGTGAATCGTTATTCACTGGAATCAGACCTTACTTTAACGGCGGATGATGTTTCAGCATTTGCTCTGGGGCAAACAGGGGGGAGAGTAGCTAGCGAGGATGCAGTGCCTTGGAATGCGTCAAGCGGGGTTTATGAAGCAACTCTCCCTGGCGCATCGTGCCTTATTCTTCATTTCAATATGGGGGTGGGCAGTTGCCCTGCTGTACAGTTTAAAGTGAATCATGGAAATAGAGGGATTTATTACCGCTCTGCGCGTGATGGTTATGGTTTTGAACATGATTGGGTTGAACTAATGCCAGCCACAAAAACAGTTCAAGATATTCGATTCTCAGCTCGTGAGGGTTCCCAAATATGGCGTGGGATAGGATATAGTGATCAGCCACCTTATGTAATTACGGGGGTTGAAAATGGTAACCGCGATGACTTCCCCGATCAAGTCTACCGTCGAGCACTACAAAAGCTTATTAATGGAACATGGTATAACGTAGGGGGGCTATAATAATGCTGCATCTAAAAAACTTAACCCAATACACGCCAGTGGCCGATAAACAAAAAGAAATAGCCGAACAGTACCATGCTATTTTTTGGCAGGATGAGTCGGGGGACGACTGGTATCAAGCAATTACACAGTGTCGGCCTGATACCTTTAAAGTGAAATACCTTCCCAATGGAGTCATTTGCGCTATTGATAAAGACGCAAGTGCTATTTGCCCCGAGGGTGGCAGTGTCATAGAAATGGCGTCATTACCGGATGGTGTCGATACCCATGGTGGCTGGCAGTTTATTGACGGGAGTATTGTCCCTCGGATATATACTCTGGCCGAACTGATAGCACAGGCCAAGCAGAAGAAGCAAGGCCTGCTGGCCGAAGCCGCGAAAGCCATTGCCCCGTTACAGGATGCAGTCGATATTGGCGAAGCGACACCCGAGGAAGATGTGAAATTGAAGATCTGGAAAAAATTCAGAGTAAACGTTAACCGGGTAGACTCAACGAAATTGCCTGTGGTTTTCCCACTCATACCAGAATGAAAAGAACGCCCACAATAATGTGGGCTTTTATTTTATGCTATGGCAATTTTGACTTCAGGAAATTTGTTAATGACACTTCTATATATCTATAAGTGAAGTGTGATATCGCAATTGATGATAATACAGCAATCATAAACCAAAAATAGGGGTGATTTGCTCCATCAACCCTTTTAAATATGGCACTACCAATTGGATTGTGTAATAAATAAAGTGAATACGAAATATCGCCAAGATATACGAAAGCAATTGTAAATCTTGATGTCGCTTTCTTATACAAAGCCAATGATAATATTATGAGGCCAATAATTACGCTTGCTAATATATCAAAGGGGGAAATAATCCTAATATATACCAAGATGACAAGGAAAATTGCTGCTGGCAAAAAACTATATTTTAAATAGTTATGCTCGCGTATGTTATTTTGAATTTTGAGATATAATAACCCAAATATTACACCGACAACAAATTCAAGAGCTATCGGGTTTGTAAAAAATCCATAGCTCGCATAATCAAAATGATAACCAGATACGCTTAGTGTTGGCGTAAAGCCAAGCAAAGCGGGTATAATTTGCGTCAGTGATATAAACCACACCAATAAAAAAGTCAGGCGAGACCTGAATAACATGCACACTGCAAAAACAAAATAAAAATATATTTCGTAATTTAGTGTCCATCGTACATTATACATCCCGCTATCATCTATATAATGCGGTGATACATTATTATCATACACAGTAAATGTTAATGCGCTAATTAAGTTTTCAATTTTTTGTGAATAGTGAAAGGTGCTCATTGCCCCACCAAGCAAAAAAGCAACGAGTAAACCAAAATAATACAATGGGACAATGCGGAGTATTCTGTTTTTAGCGAATAGCTTAAATGATTCAACACCTTTTTGGTACTTGCTCGTAGAGCAAGCTATAATAAACCCACTGAGAACAAAAAATATATTAACACCTATAATGCCAGGGGATAGTAATTGCTCCCAAAAATCAGGCGTCATAGCCCCATTGTCTTTCAAGAAAAAACGATAATGAAAAAACACCACTAACAAAGCAGCTATTCCGCGAACAACTTGTAGTGATGTTAATTTCTTATCATTGTTTTCTACCATCATACTCGTCCTAATTAAACGCATAAAACAATAAAATTGTTTTTTTATTATATATAAATACACAAGTGCTTTCCACTGGAAAATCATCTGTTAATAATTGATGTGAATTTAAACAAAACATATAAACATAGCGCAATGAATGCGCTGTGTTTATTCTGATATCGCGGTATATAGGCCAGCCTTATTTTTTCAGATGGGGTAATATGTCTTCTACTAAAGGTGCCTCCTTCATAACTACTGGATGTAAAGGGTTCTAACTGCATGAAAGATAAAATTATTTTTTATCATGTTATTATGAAAAAAATACGTTATTTCATTGATAATAAAAGGAATAACGCACGATTTAAAATCCCTCGGCGTTCGCGCTGTGCGGGTTCAAGTCCCGCTCCGGGCACCATGACAAAATGGTATAAAAATCAAAACGATATGTTTTGTTATTAAGCCACCGCAAGGTGGTTTTTTTGTGTCTTAAATTTGTCCAGTGGCGATGAAATGGCGATAGGGTGGTGACGTGCCATGCTATGTATAAACAGAAAAGCCCGCGGGTTTCCCTGCGGGCTTTTTGTATTACTGAGGTTTGGGTGCCTTGGGGCCATGCGTTCGACAATGCGATCGGGGCGGCGAACCGCCCCTGTCGCTCACTTACTCGGATCCGTAGGCCATGTGAGCCACTATCTCCACTTTGCCGCTTCGGAAGCTAACGTCGCAGAGATTTTGCTTTGTCAGCAGCAGTACGCCTAATAGCGTGATACTGATAACGATTAGCGCAATGAGCACTGGTTTTTGTGGCTCCATAGCCAACCTCTCCTTGCCTTTCGGCGAGTAAGTGGGCTATCCTCACGTTGTTGAGGCATGAGAGAAGCTCCACGTTGATTTATCGTCAGGTGGGGCTTTTTCTTTGCCTGCCGGTTGCCCGGACAGACAAGTCCAAGGCACCCGCGGCTAATCTATCGCCTTTCCCTATTCTGCGCAAATAATCACCACATACGCATCCTGCCGCCGCGTAGTCCACTGCCGATTTCACGTGAGTTTCGCACCTGATGCCGCTGTGCCCTCACGGTCGTTTTGCGCGATCGTCCTGTGATCATTTTTGCAATTTTCCAATGCGTCCCAAAAAATGCGTAGACCGCACTCTGTAAGGTTTCCCTCGTTTTGTCGCTGAGTGGCGCGATCCCGATGCGATCGTCTAAAACTGCAATGAACTGAAAAGCGTGAAATTTTGGAACCTTCCCAACCCCCCAGTGCAGGCGTGGGTTGGTGGGGAATTTTGGGGCAGGGGGTATCCTGCATTCTTTGACGATGAGACCGTGGGTTATTGGCGTTCGCTCAGGTGGTTCGTGGGTGGCTATCTCGCCGGATAATGAAGAAAATTCCAGCTTCACGCAGGCTCTTACATGTTTGGATGAAATTTTATATCTGGTCAGCAATTTGATTGTCTTATTGGGGATGCTGCTCTCCTCCGAAGAGTGTGGGCTAGCCTGAATGGTGTTATTCATTTTGCTTCTCCTTTACCGGGAGAGTGCGAGTATTTGTTGATCATCCGCATCACTTCCTTTTCAATTGTCTCCTGCAGAGCCAGAGCCAGAGCCAGAGCCAGAGCCAGAGCCAGAGCCAGAGCCAGAGCCAGAGCCAGAGCCAGAGCCAGAGCCAGAGCCAGAGCCAGAGCCCGCGTCCATCCTCGTCTATCCTGGCATCGCTGAGTCGCTCAATCCGCGGGCGCGCGTCGCGCTAAATGGGCCGTCGCTGATGCTACGGATGGTCTTCTTTTGCCCTGGGTTTTCGCCTGCCTCGCATCCTCCCGCTGTACGACCCCAGCGCTTTCCCTGAGCGCCTTGACGCGATCGATCGCTACGTCCGTCCGTTATCTCTCCAGGCTTCGCCAGATCTGAACTTCTGCTTTGCTACGGGATGCTCTATGCTGCAGGATAATGCGCGATCTGATCCTTCAACTCAGTAAAAATTCGAGTTATTCAATACAACCCATTAAAACACAATGTGTTTGTCATCAGCGTCCACAAATAAATAGTCAATAAATATAAAATTAATAAGCCTGGTATTCTTTTTTATGAATTTTCGATAAAGTATCAGCGCTTCTGATAGAGCGCCAACAATAAAAAATAGAAAGTCTGAAAAATATAATCGATGCTTGCTTTTGTCGTTGAAGTACTGATTAATGCTTAGACTTTAATCTAGACGGCGCTGGGCGATTTTTTGCCCCGTTATTTATATAAATAGGATGGGGTGTATGGCAGGAAGTTTCCAGAACGAAGTGCCAAAGGCGCGCATTAATCTCAAACTTGACCTGCATACCGGTGGCGCAGGCAAAAAGACTGAGCTCCCCTTGAAGTTGCTGATCGCGGGTGACTTCAGTAATGGTCAGGCGTCTGCACCATTGTTTGAGCGCGAAAAGGTTAATTTAGATAAAAACAATTTTGACGCAGTGCTTTCCGAGTATTCCCCAAAGGTTAATCTTACCGTTAAAAACACCCTTGCTGATGACGCTGGCGAAGATAATATCAGCCTGAGATTCCAGAGCATGAAGGATTTCTCTCCAGAGCAGGTTTCACGGCAAATTCCCCAGCTGAAGGCCATGCTTTCCATGCGTAATTTACTTCGTGATTTAAAGGCGAACCTGCTGGATAACCAGACTTTCCGAAAAGAGCTGGAAAAGATTCTGCTGGATCCGGCGTTAAGCGCAGAGCTCAGGAGCGAGCTATCCGCTCTGGCTCCAAAACAGCCTTAACCCCTCACGATGTTATAACGGATTAATCAAGGAATGCTCATGTCTGTACAAAATGAAAATATCGCGGGTAGTAAGAGCGAGGTGCTCGAACACCCTGTCGCTGGCGGAGTTTAC